TATTCTCGGTGCAAACAATCGAGTCGGGCACACAGGGCCCGCGGTGGTCGATGCGGTCAGGGGTCGCACGCCCGCCGACCTGGTGAACTACGCCCTAACCCCGGCCAACTGGATGGCCAACGCCTTTATCCTTGGCACCTGCGAGAGGTATCCGCAGATTCAGGTGCAGCAGATCCGCGAGGAGGTTCGCAACGACCTGGGTGGTGATTCGGTGATCGCCAAGCCGTTCCATGGTGAGAAGGCGGTCGTCCAGTGCGAACTCAACCGGTGGCACGAGGTGAATCTGGACAACCTTCGGGCCAACTTCTGCGGGCAACGCATCGGCAGGACCGGCCTCCACGAGGTCGTCGGTATTGGCACGATGGTGGACATCCCCGGCAACTCTTGCGGGATCTTGATCTATTACCCGGACAGTCTGCGCCGCCCACATGAGGGCATGTTCCTGCCGATGGCGACCCTCGATGACTGGGCTCCCGTCAAGATCGGCAACCGCACCGCCGCGGTCTCCATCCGCATGGAAAGCAACACCGGGTTCGCCATCGTCAACGGCAACACCTGGGTATCGTTTGATTATGTGACCTACCCCAACGGAACCGGTGGGCTGGACAACCTGTTGGTCACACGCTCTGAGGCCGAATTCAAGTCTGACATAACACCCCCGGAGAAGATCGATGTGGTTGAGAGTAGCCAAGACGCTCCTGAAGTTGCTGCCAAAATCTGATGTGCCCGCAGGCGAAACCCCGGTGCAGCAGGACGATGAGGCCCTGCGTCGCGGAATCGCCCAGGCGTTGGAGGAAGGCAAGCGGGACCAGCCGACCCAGCCGGAAAGTCCCCAGGCCGAAACGGTTCCCGCCAAAGCGCCCGAGACCCCCACGACCATCGAAGGTGACGAGGATGCTGAGTAACGGGTCCTTCGGTCCGTATTTTGACGGTGAAACGATCCGGTGGGCTGATGCACTGTCGGCTTGGAGGTTCCTGGAGGCCGCGGTTGGCTCCCCTGAGCAGACCTTGGTGGTCATCCAGACCGGCAAACCCGCCGAGGCCCTCAAGGCCGAGCGGGAACTGATCAAGGCGGGGCGTGAGGCCCTGTCACTACGCACCTTCGACCCGTTCACGGGTGTGGGGGTGACTGACTTGGTGGCCAAGCGATTGGTTACCCAACTGATTGAATCAAGCGGGAGGCGCGGTTGAAACGGAACCCATTCGAGGAACCACAACCGCACCCCGAGTTCACGGTGACCACCGTCGAACCTCTGGAACCGATCCGTCACGAATATGACCGACCAGAACCCCTGGAGAGGGCCGCGGTGGAGTTTGGTGACCCAGCCACCCCGGAACGCCCGTCCTTGGAGTTCGGCCAGCCCTCTCAACTGACCACACCTGAGCCGTATGCCACCGGCGAGGCCCCAGAATTGGCCCAGGTTGAGCCTGCCCCGTCCAAGGATGCAACGAGCGACCTGGAACCCTTGGCCCGTCCTGAGGTGAAAATCAGCCCTCCGGATGCCGTTGAACCGGTCAAGGTTGAAACCAGCACCCCAGAACTTTTGCAACCGGTCCAAGTGGAGACCAGCACCCCGGAACCTTTGCAGCCGGTGCAGGTGCGTACCAGCGTGCCCGAACCTGTGGCTCCCCTGCCTGGGGGTTACAAGATGCCTGAACCGGTGCCACCCCTGTCGGGGGATTACAAGATGCCGGATCCCCTGCCCTACCTCAAGCCAATCGAATTCGGTCAGGACCAAGTGGATGTTGAGGCGCTTCTTGCGGATCTCAAGCCCCGCAAAGAGGTCCGGTTCCTGAGGATGAGCGGCACGGTCACCACCCTCTCTGAGGAGGGTTACTGATGCTGCGTGGCTACAGCTTCGTCATGTACAACGATGTGGTGCTGGAGATCACCAAGCTGGTGTCCTTCAAGCGTCAGGCAGTCATGGACAAGGCTGGCCTGAACTACATGTACACCCGCTGCACCCTGGTGGTGCGCGGCATCCTGAGCCAGGCCACCTCCGAGCATTACCTGGGGCCGGGTCGGTATCGCCCGGACACGGGCAACCTCGAGCCGACCGTTTACGATGCCAACGCCCAAGTCTTCCCCGGTGAACGCCTGCCACCCGCGCCTGATCGCCTGAACCCGATTGGTGGCCTTGAATCAGACAACGCCATCCGCATGGCCCTGCTGGTCCCGCGCCGCCGCCTGTACTATGTCGTCGGTGGTGACTACCTCATTGATGCCCCGCATGGCAACACCCCATGCGATGTCAACTTCGGGCCAATCCCGCTTTTTGCCCATGTCGAGAAGATTGCCGGGATGGGAACCACCAGCATCCTGTTCGGGATCCAGGTGGACCTGAACCAATGCCCGATGTTCACGGGCATGGCGGATGCCCCCAAGGTGTTGTCCCACGAATACAGCCAGCAGGTCGAGGTGGACGAGAGGTTCCTGACCCGCCGGACCACCCGTGGCGAGATCAAGTGCCGAGCCGAGGACATCGCCCTCGCAACCACCTACCCGGACCGGTTTCGGGAGTATTTCTCGATAGCGGTCCCCGGGCACTACAAGCGGGATTCCATCCGGGTGGTGGCGCATCCTGACATGACCACGCTGGAATATGCGGTGGTTGATGTCGAGAAGGAACGCCCGATCGTCAACTACTACGACCCTGAGATTCAGTGGGAACTGAAGGACGCGGGTGGCAACGATATTGAGCGCATGGTCTCCCTGAAGGGTCCCTTGTCCAGGGTGGCCGCCCTCAAGGTAACCCATACCGTGGGTGGCGGGCGTGAGTTCACCAATCTGGCTCAGCAGGCGTTTGGCGCGGTGCCGGTGAATCCGAGCAACTTCCTCCCTGACATCATGTTCCCCGGGACATGGAAGGAAATCCTCAACGCCAACAAGGCGAACCTTGACACGTGGATCCGGGATTGGCTTGACCGCAACAGGAACCGGGCGATTGGCACCGAGCGGGTGCTGATGAACCTGCGCTACGGCACCCCGGTGCTGGAGGAATCCATCAAGATTGAGGTGATGGGCAGTCCCACATCCACCAGATACGAGCTTGAACTGATCGCCTGGTATGTCCTGATGGCGAGAATGCCTGTGGTGGCCAACAAGGTTGATGGTGCGTTCCGCGACCAGTTCTATGCGGGCGGAAGCATCTCGTTCAAGGTCACCCACGATGTCATGGGCAACTATGTCTCCATGGACTTCGGCTACAAGCGCGCCGCCCCTGAAGCTTTCGGCATCGGTGCAGCAATCACCGGCATGGGTGACATGCGGTTTGGCCCGATGATCTCGGGTGAGCAGTCAATCGTCGGTCAGGAAGTCATTGAGGGCGTGACCCTGCACAGCTACAGCAAGAACCATAACGCCAACGACCTTTACAACGTGCCAGCATCCCGGTTGCCCGAGAATGAATACAACCCGTGGGGGCGCAAGGGCGAGTTCATGCATGGCGCGGATTACTCCCCTGTGGTGGTGGATTCCCTGCACGATGCCTGCGAGGCCCCGCACGAACACTCCGAGCAGTTGCCTGACCGCGAAGCCAACCTTGACTCCACCGGTGATCCAATGCCTCGACAGGCCTCGACCGATCCGGTGATGAACCTTCGCCCCGTCACCCCGCAGAAGTCGGAAGGTGATGCCTGATGTTCCAGCGCACGCCATTCGCCGACATCATCCGGGAAGTCATCGCCCAACTGGAGTTGTACGCTCTAAAAAGCACCTGGGTGGGCATTCAGGAAAAGATCCCGATGATGCTGGGTGATTACCTCATCGCCATCCAGCCCGGTTCCCCCGTGGCCGACGAGGGTACTGCCACCGGCACGGGCCCGACCGGCACCATCATTCGCAGGACCATCACGCTGACGATCAAGTCCCGTTCATACGAGGACGAGGGGGAGCGTGCCTTCCAGGCGCTGATGGAGCATCTGACCGTGGAGGAGTTGGCCCTGACCGCCATACAGGCGTACATGTCAGACCTCCTCACCGAACCGATGTGCCTGACGGAGGGTGGCCAGTCCGTCCGACAGGAGACTGGGGTGATTACATCGTCCCTCCCGTTCCGTTGTGTTTATCCCGCTCTACTACTGGTGCCGCAAATGGAGGGTCCAGACAGTGTCCACGTGCCCAACGCCTAAGTTAATTACCGACCTTGACCCGAGGTATCCGATCACTAGCGACTATGTCGCCACGGCATCGGCCGCCAATTCTGGACCTGCTGGCAAGTCCACAGTCCAGCAAATCCTGGACTTGGCAAGCCAAGCCACCGCGATCATCTCGACGGTCACGCCTCCCCGCCCGAATGGTCCCGGCGTGATCTGGATCAACCCGATAGATAATTCGGTGTACTACTGGGACGGCAATGCCTGGATCCCGTTGGAGAATGCCGGTGGTGGTGGTGGCAACAAGGTCACCGTCTCCCCGAACGCGCCCAGCAACAATATCCTGGGCGACATCTGGGTGACACCTGAGGGTGTTATCAGCGTCTGGGACGGTAGCCAATGGATCACCTCCAGCGTCAGTGAGAACGACCCGTACTCCCCGAAGGTGGCCAGCGCGGCCCCCACGGACCCGGGCAAGACCGGCGTGATCTGGATCAACTCCACCGATGACTCAATGTCCTACTGGGACGGCGCAGCATGGTTGCCCCTGACCGCAGGTGGAAGCGGCACCGGCGCGGTGATCTCCCCGACCGCCCCGCAAAACCCTGAATCCGGCACCATCTGGACAACACCTGAAGGGGTGACGCTGATCTGGAACGGGTCCGAGTGGGTCTCGCCGTCCATCGATGTGCTGGCCGAGATCCGCGGGCAGACCATTGAACCTTCTGTGGTGCAGCTTGGCAAGACTGGTCGGTTGGTTTTTGACGGTTCATACATCGTCGACAGCGCGGCCGGTCCCGCCATCCAGCAGGGTGCCGAGGCCAACCGGATCCTGACTTCCAAGGACCTTCCGACCATCTATGTCCAATTGGACCCTCCCACCAGCCCCAAGCCTGGTGACTACTGGGAGAAGACCTCGACCACGGCGACGGTGTATCAAGACGGCGCGTGGAAGACCGTTGCGATTTCGTAACCGGGCTAATGCCCAATGGAGACTCAGGCTATGGACGAGAGTGTGTATTTCTATGACGGCACCAAGTGGGTGGACCTCAAGGGTCCTGCTGGTGTCGCTGGTGCTGAAGGCCCCGCCGGTGCTGAAGGCCCAGCAGGCCCTGCCGGTGCAGAAGGCCCATCAGCCTATGATTCCGCCGTTGCTGGTGGTTTCACCGGCACCGAGGCTGAATGGCTTGCCACCCTGGTCGGCCCTGCCGGACCCGAAGGGCCTCAGGGTGTCCAGGGCGTTGAAGGCCCGATGGGTACTCAGGGCATTGGCATCCGCTACATCGACACCGTGCAGAATGAGGCCGCTCTGCCCGCCACTTCCGCCCAAGGTGACCTGTATGTGGTCTCCGAACCGGCCCCGCCTCGAGGCTTTGTCTACGAAGAATCCACCTCCAGCTGGAGAGATGCCGGACCCGTGCAAGGTCCTCAGGGCGTTGAGGGACCACAAGGCATCCAGGGCGAAGCTGGCCCCGCTGGCGAAGCGGGTCCAACCGGCGCTGATGGCGCTCAGGGCATTCAGGGCGAGGTCGGTCCTGCTGGCCCTGAAGGTCCTCAGGGTATCGCCGGAACCAGCATCAATGTCTATGGTCCTCAGCCGGATGCCCCCGCGGCTCCCCTGAAGGGCGACTTCTGGTTGAAGACTACTGTCGCACGTTAATTGATCCAAGCGTGAAGGGAGACTGGTCATGGCTGATGATCTGATGTACTGGAACGGTGCCACCTGGGTTAGTCTTCAGGGAGTTGCCGGTCCGCAGGGCGTTCCTGGCCCGAACAAGGTCTCCCTTGACGCTGGAAATACCGCACGATTGGGCTCGGACGGACTGGTGTTCGTCGCGGCCCCCGTGGTCAACCTGCCTGTCGCGTCTGCCACCATCCTGGGTGCTGTTAAAATCGGCTCCGGGATCACGGTGGCGGCGGACGGCACCATCTCCCTCGCCTCTGGCGCGGGGTATCTGCCCCTCGCCGGGGGTACGATGACCGGCACAATCAATGTGGCCGGGTCCACTGGCCTGAAGTGGCCAACATCCGGGATTGGCACCCAAGACTCCGCCGGGACGGTGGCTTTCGCGGCGCAGGACGGCAGCATCCTGTTCGAGATTGGAACTGCGGCAGCGACCTCGCGGAAACCGTTGATTGTTCCCCTGCCCACCAGCAACATCCATGCGGCCAACAAGCAGTATGTCGATGAATCAATCGCCGCCTTATCCGGAGCCAACTACCTGCCCTTGGCGGGTGGAACCATGACTGGCACGCTGTACACCAACGCTGGCACCGCGCAAGTCTTCGGTGCTGTAGCTGATGCAGCAACATCTCCGTATCTCTCAAAGAACGCCGGTGGCGACTTCATCATCGGCAACAACGGCAGCCCTGCTGTCCAGATTCGCAAAACGGATCGGGTGGCGACATTCCTCGCGGTGCCTCAATGCTCAAGCGCACCCATCAACACCGCAGACTTGGCCAACAAGGCCTATGTGGACAGCAAGGTCGGTGGCGGTTTCCTGCCCCTGACGGGTGGCACACTGACTGGGCCCTTGCTGATTGATGTGACCTCCGGGTTTGCCCTGAAGCTTGGCAGTTCAACCGACTTCTACGGACTATACAAGTCGCTTAATGGATCGCTGCGGATTGAGAGGGGCGGCGTTATCCTGTTCGAGTTCGCTAGCGCGGGGCACACCTCGCTCAAGCCTATCACGCTGCCTGCCGATCCGACTGTGGACATGGAAGCCGCCACCAAGAAGTATGTGGATGCCAAGGTTGCCGCCGGGGGCGGTGCTGGTTCCTACCTGCCCTTGGCGGGCGGAACCATGACCGGCGGCATCACGCTGCCAACCACGGTTCAGTCGCTCACCTGGGGCGCCTCCACCTACAACATCTTCGGCGCCAATGGCGGCGTGGCGGTGCGCTACGGAAACGCCAACATCGTCAACTTCACGGCAACAACGGCAACGTTCGTGCAGAAGATCACCACCCCAGGCACCGGCCAGGGCGTGGAGTTCGGCTCGGGTGGCGGTTACTTGTCAAAGGTGGGAACCGGCATCGGCGCTTATTGCGGTGGGCAGCAGCGTCTGGTGATAGGGGCCGCAGAGCATACCTCATCAGTGCCAATTGTCCTGCCCGCTGACCCGACCGCCCCGCTCCAAGCCGCTACCAAGCAATATGTCGATGCCCGTGTGGTGGTCACCGCTGCGGGTGCCGCCGCCCCTGCTGTCACCGGACTGTCTGATGGAACCCTCTGGGTGGAGGCCTGATCATGAAAGTCCTGAAGGGCGGTACGTGGGCTGATTCCACCCCAAAAGGTGTGATGGTTGGTGGCGCATGGAAGGTGCCCCAAGCTGTCCATGTTCTGAAGGGGGGCGTGTGGGTCAAGGTGTGGCCTAATGAAGTGCCGCCGTACCTCTACGACATCAAGATCGAGTACCTGCCGAATTACGAGGTGAGTTTCACCGCCCTCGATGGCTGGCCTGAGGGCGATGAGAGTGAAGCGTACATGTTCCGATGCACTCAGATTCCGCGGAACGGGTATGTCGCGCGGACCTTCAACAAGACATGGGCTGCCAATGGCTACAACGGTCTTGACTGCACGCTAGAGGACCTGTCCAGCATCCCTGGCAAGGAACTCAAGACGATCTCGTTCAAGATCTACCCTAAGCCCTGACTCAACATATTAAACACTCCGGAGGTTAACAATGGCCGTGGAAGACTTGCTGTATTGGAACGGATCCACCTGGATGTCCTTGAGCGGACCACAAGGCCCGCAAGGATTGCAGGGGGATCAGGGTTTGCCCGGCGAACCCGGTCCCAAGGGTGATTCCGGCCCGCAAGGTCCGGAAGGCCCGCAGGGTATCCAAGGTGATGCCGGAAGCGGCGTGGTGATCAAGGGCACCATGACCACCTACCCGCCTGATTCCGCCCCCAATTCGGGGGATATGTGGATCGTGGGCGACACTGTTCCACCAGGCGCACCCCCTGATGCCGAACCCGGAGACGGCATCGTCTGGACCGGTTCGGAGTGGGTCAATGTCGGTCCAATCCGCGGCCCAGTCGGCCCTCAGGGCATTCAGGGCCCATCTGGCGTGGATGGCCCGCAAGGTCCAGCCGGTTCACAAGGCGAACCCGGCGTTGCCGGACCGCAGGGTGAAGCCGGACCACAGGGTCCGCAGGGATTGCCCGGGGAAACCGGCCCGCAGGGCCCCCAAGGCGTGCAGGGTGACCCCGGCCCAGCCGGTGCCGACAGCACTGTCGCTGGCCCGGCAGGTCCGCAGGGCGAAACCGGACCCGCAGGACCATCCGGCGCGGATGGGGCTCAGGGCATTCAAGGTCCGCCTGGCGTGGATGGAGCGCAAGGACCTGAAGGCCCGCAGGGCCCTGCTGGCGAAACCGGCCCCCAAGGCATACCCGGAGTTGATGGTGCTGACGGAGACCCGCCCCTGCCCCCGTTTACGCTAGGCGGCCTCGCGTTGGTGAGCAACCAGACTGCCGACAACGCAGTCTGGACCGAGCAGATTCGAGTGCAACCGCTTACCGTTGACATTAACCCTGGCGTTGGCGGCAAAGTCAATCTGCTGTCCGGGGGGGCATGGTCAGGTGGCAATATCGCCTTGGGCGATCTCGTTAGCACCAACACCTTGAGCGGCAATGTGGTGACTATTACCGGGCAGAGTTCCCTGTCAGCGAAGATTGGCACCTGCCAACTCAAGATTGGCTCCTCGGGAACAATGGAACTCTTTGGTAGTGGTCAGAGTGGTGGTTACGCAAAGCTTGCTGGCGAGGGTGCCAATGCTGGTGTGACGGAGGTATGGGGCGGTACTGCATATGCCGCTGGCAAAAATGGCGGAAAACTCGGTTTGTATGGTGGCTCTGCCACAGGTGGAACCGGCGGAGACTTGCAACTTTTTGCAGGTTCCAGCGGTGCTGTCGGTTCAAGTGGCGGAAAACTGAATGTTGCCTCCGGGACCGGAAAGTCAAAAGGTGGTGAAATTCTTATCCAAGCCGGTGATGCTACTGATGCCGCTGATTCGCGGACACAGGGCGGCAACATCATTATCAATTCAGGCCGCTCTACGGATAATGGGGCGAGTGGCGATATATTGATTTCCACGCCAAGTTCCTCCGCAGCAGATGACTATGACCCCGCCATGAATTACACGGGGAATATAATTCTCAAGACCGGCAGTATGGGGTCAAGCAACGGCGCCGCCGGTCAAATCATCTTGGATCCTGGCACTAACGAAGCGGGCGGACTTCTTGTTGAGACCGCCCCCATACCCCTGTGGGTTCATGAGTTTACTGGCTTCGTTGCTGTCAATGGGGCGATGCGGGTCGACGGTTACATGTATCTGGTCGATGCCATTAACAATGGCGGTGCGGGAGGAATTAACCCTTCAATTCGCCTGCCCCCGAATACCGCCAGCAACGCGGCAGATGAATCTGGCCTGGGCAATCTGGGTGACGTTCGCATCAATACGCGGGGCTTGTATTGCAAGGTTCGGAACGGTGCCCCAGGTGATGTCGGCACTTGGGGTTATATCCCGTGGCAAACCCTGCCCGCTCCGATGATGCTTGCTCAGGACCGAGTCACCACAGAGGAGGGAGATTTCGAGGTTGTGTCCTCAATCCCCTTGCCTCCACCCCCCGAGATCCTCAGCGTCTCGCCTGACTCTATTCCAAGGAAGTCCGGCGAAGTGCGAGTGATGGTGACTGGTTCCGGATTCACACCCATGAGCAAAGTGGTGGCATACGGGATCTACGATGTCGTCGTCTGCGGTCCAGACTCTATCCGTTTTTGCCTTGATAGTGACTTGGCGCTGTCAGAAAACGAAGGCCTTGAGTTCGAGATCGTCAACCATGACGGTCAAGCCACAAAAGGCCGTCTAGTGTTCGCATGACCCACGCAACGACCACAAGGAGATTCCCATGAGTGATGACAAACAGACCGTCACGCCAATCGCCAGCCAGGCCCTCCAGCCGATGTTGGCGAGTCTGGCAACGATTGTGGCCACCCTGCTGGGCACCAGCACGATGGTGAGCCCGATTAACGCCAACCAGGGCAAGATGCTGTCCGAGATGCTGGAACTCAACAAGTCCATCTCCGAGCAGACGAGGGTCATGGCGGAGGTGGTGAAGTCCAACAATGTCATCGCCAACCAGGTGGCGGCCAAGTTGGACAGCATCAACACCCGGCTGGACGGGCTGGAGAAGAAGCTGGCCAAGTGACTGATCGATCCCATCTACTGACGCGAAGGGGATAGAGACATGATGTGTGGATTACTGCTGGCGTTATTCTGCCAGCGTGTTGAACTGCCGCCCACGATTCGTGCGGACATCGGGCAGTTTATAACAGTTCGGCCCATCTCGGTTGATGGCGGCACTGTCGAATACTACCCGCTTGACCCGGGCCTGTCGGTGTTCCCGTCCAGCCTGCTGACTGACAAGACCGCGCTGGTGTTCACGGTTTACCAGCCGGGCCGGTATCGGATCATGGCGTACACCGCCAAGGGCAATGTGCCCAGCCCGCCCTCCATCACGACCATCGTGGTGGGTGGTGGCCCGGGTCCGAATCCAGGCCCAAGCCCCGGTCCACGCCCTGACCACGGTCCGGACAAGCCGGATTTCGGCCCGGACAAGCCACCGCACCCCGCTCCTCCTCCTCCGCCCCCACCTCCGCCTGCGGACATCACCGAGGACCCGCTGTATCAGGCTTTTGAGTCAATCGCCGGTGGATTGCAGGAGCCGAACCAGAAGCGCAGTCTGACCCAGTACGGCAATGCCTGGACGAAGGCCGGTCCGGTCGTCGAGGGCAAAAACCTGGGCCAGTGGAATAGTGCCGTCAAGAAGGCCGCCACCGAGGAGGGTCTGCCACTCGGGGCGATCTCGGCAATACGGGAACGTGTCGGAGTCGAGGTGGCAAATGTCGTGGGGACCGACCCGGCAATGGCCCTATCCGGTGACAAGGGCAAGGCCGCCAAGGACCTCGGTGTGAAGTTTGGCAGGATCTTCCTGAAGCTTGCGGAGAACAGCAAATGAGTGATGCCGAGAACAACATGCCCGAAGGTTTGGACAACGGTGGTGGTTGGCATCATGACCCCGAGAAGGTTGCCGCTATTCAGTCCACCCTGCCCCAGCCAGTCTGGGGTGGCACACCCGCCGCAAGCCTGAGCGACTACCCGAAGGAAATCTTCGGGTGGCGACTGTGGAAGGAGTCCACCGGCACCGAGTGGCCTGTCCTCAACCAGGGACAGGTGGGCAGTTGCTGCTCGTTCGGTGCCAGCCACGCCGTCATGTACAGCCAAGCAGCTGAAGCTGTCATGGGGGATGAGGAAACTCCGCTTATTCCCTGCATGGAGTTCATCTACGGCGTTAGCCGCGTGCAGGTGGGTGGAGGTCAACTGGGCCGGGGAGACGGCTCCCTTGGCGTGTGGGTCGCCAAGGCTGTCAGGGACTATGGCATCCTGGAACAGGCCCAGCACGGGCAGTATGACTGCCGCAAGTACAACCAAGACCGATGCCGGGACTGGGGGTCCAGTGGACCTCCCCAAGAGTTACTCGGTGAGGCCCGCGACAACAAGGTCGGCGCAATCACCCAGATGAGATCCTTCGAGGATTGTGTGCAGGCCCTCGCCCAAGGGTATGGGGTGAACCTCTGTAGCCAGCAGGGTTTCTCCAGCACACGGGACGGACAAGGGTTCGCAGACCCGAAGGGCACTTGGTCCCACTCGATGGCCGCGATTGCCTACCGTCTGGATCGGCCCGGGCTGTTCATCTGCAACTCTTGGGGCACGGCGTATTTCTCAGGTGGTCGATACCCTGACGACATGCCGCTCCAAGGGTTTTGGGCCGACAAGTCAGTTGTTGAACGAATGCTGGACTGTGGGGACTCGTGGTCTCACAGCAACGTGGATGGTTTCCCACTGAAGAAGCTGTCCTGGTGACCAACCTGGGAGTGGTGCTTCGGCAGGCGACAGGGCCGTGCGCGTCAGGCACCCCCTCCACTCTCAGGCCTTACACCCGGTGCCGGGTTGATATCAAGGGGGCACCCCCGACGAGTACGAGGTGTTTTATGCGCTATGTCCTGATTGCCGTGTCCATGCTGTCCATGCTGTCCGTTGCCCAAGCTGGTCCCCTGCGTATCCGCGCTGAGGCCCGTGCTGCGGAGGCGGCACAACGTGCTAAGGTCGTTGTCCTGTCCGATGGCAAACCAGCCCTGTTGAGGGGTGGTCAACTCTACCGGATCGAGAAGGATTCCAATACCGGTGACCTCACCGTCTCCAGCAAGGGACTGCTGGCTGTCGGTCGTGAATCCTTCTCCAAGCCCGTGGTGGACCCAGTTCCCGCGCCAGCCCCCTCAACCCGGCCCGCTCCTGTTGGTCGCCCACGCCGGACGACTTACTACGAGTTCGGCAACTGATGCGTGAATTGACCCCGGCGGTCTGCTGGGGCACCGGTTTCTGGCGGCCATGCCATGCTTCTCCACCCTGCGGATGTGCCCCGCAGGTTCTCTCAGAACGGAGTCTGATTGATGCGAACACTCGCAATCCTAGTGCTGATATCCATCCTGCAATCTGCCCACAGTGGCCCGTTTGGCGTGTTCCGGCGGGGTGGTGGTGGACCGGTCAACACGACCGCCAACGCCGCACGAGGTGCGGTTCAGGGGACGTTCTCAAGCGCTCAGGGCGTGAGCGAATACATGGCCCGAACCGGCAGAATCGGGCACTTCGGGGGCAATTCCGGGTTTGAGGGCGTGGGCATGGGGGCGACTGCGGCGCAGGCTATTGCCAACACCTGCAAGCCACGTTCGGGTGGATACCCGAGGGAGACGGGCGTGTCACAGGGCGCCAACGGCATGTTCTACGCCTGCAACAGATGGTAGAATCCCGGCAACCTGTTACATTGTTCTGGTGACCCGGTGGGACTGTCCTCCCGGGTTTTTCCACATCATGGAACGGACTCCACCATGACCACGATTGACCATATCTATCGGAAGCTTTCTGAACTGACCGACGAAAAGATCGAGGCCAGCACCCCATTGCGGGACACCGGCCTCGACTCGTTTGACCTGATTCAGCTTGCCTACGAATTGGACCTGCCGAACACCTACTCCACGAAGGAGCTAGGCTCCATGTCGCTCATTGATTACGCGCGTTTGCTGGATGAGCAGAATCCCGGTCCGCTAATTCCTCAGGCTGGGCCGGTTTCGTAAACTCCAGCGTAAACCCGCCGTTTTCAATGCCTGCTGCGTCCTCTGCCCAAATCCGCCCAAGGACCCACCTGAGTGCCCGGACTGCCTCGTGGGATGATTCCATGCGAGATGCACGGGTCAGTAGGAGCCAGCCATTCAGTGGCTGGTAGACCCCGAGGTACTGCCACCCGTGGGGCATCATGACACGCACGAAGTGGGTGCTGTGGGCGGACCCGTCAGAATCCACCCGGCTGAACTGGTACAGGTACTGACGACCATGTCCGTTCAGTGCCAGGGTCGTGTCGGTATCACAGAGAGATTGCTCGATCGTGTTCATGGTTCCTCCGGTAGCGTAAACATGTCAACGGATTGTATACACGATCCGTGCATCCTGTCCACTGGTATGCTGGAAATAATGCGTACCCGGTTGATGGAGGAGATCAGATGCTATCCTATGCTGGTGAACCACTACCACTTGTTACCGGTGAGCTGAAGGGGTGGCTAGACTCGTACCTCGATACTGCTGACCTGCGTATTACCGAACAGCGTCAGGCCACGATTGGCAGTCTGCCGTGTCTTCAGGGCATGGATCAACCCGCAATGAGGCTAAGCCGTCTGAGTTGGCCAACCGGTCTGAGTCGGTACGCCAGCGCCCTTTTTTGCTGCACCTATTCGCAGCTAGACCGAATTCTGAGGGTGGTGGATACCCCCGGGGCCCAGCAACGCCAACCTGCTGACCTGAAGATCGGCAAGGACATCACGGTCAAAATGCACCTGCTGACCCCGGTGCAGGTCGCGGGCAAACCCTTGACTGGGGACGGACTACTGCCGGTCGATGTGGAGACTGACCCGGCTGGTGGCTACAAGGACCCCGGCCAGCTATGGTTGCTCCCCTTGGTGGACGAGCGTTTTTTCCTCCTCGCCGGTTGCCTGCATGACATGAAGTCTTCCCTGACCTGGGAGGATTGGTTCAAGTCCGTCCACGAATCGACTTCAATCAACTGCACGGTGGATACCATCGATGCCAAGTTCGGCTACCCTGGCGGCTTGTTCTACGACTTACCCAAGGATTCCCCAGGCTTGCCCGTGTTGGCCGACAACGCGGCCTACTGCATCGGTCGGCGGTATGTGCGGCAACTGAGTGGTGACTACGCCTTGCAGACCTATGACAAGGCCCTGCCTCTGGTGACACCCGTCACAGGGTTTGGGGTGATTGCTGGATCTCGGAACAACCCTGCCCCCATCGTGCTGCCCAAGGGTGGAGCCTTCAGCATCTACGGGTCGGACACGGCAATCGATGTGGTGGCGGACACGCTAGACGCTTGGCCCGGGCACACCCGCTGGCATGGTGCGCGCAACTTCTACCTGCGCTGCAAAGCCACCGACACGGCCAAGGCTGAGGATTACGCCAAGGCTTTCCTGAAGGAGACCTTGCGCTGGCGGTTCATCCACCAAGATGTGACGTTTGCGGACGCAAAGCCGTTCACCCTGACGGGTGGTGAAGACCGCCTCGAGATCACGGTCAACGCTGATTCGGTGACCACCAGGGTGTATGCGCGGCATTCGGAGTGGCATGACACCCTGTCGGTTCGGTTCACCGAGACCTACAACGCCGAGGATTGTGAGGGGTGCGGTGGTGGTGGTGGCACTGTGGCGGGCCCGGAAAACTGCCCGCGGGTGTCCAGCGTCACGTGTACCGCAGGGTTCCTGCATGTCGGTTATCAACTTGCCTGCCAGGAAATTCCTGAGCCTGAGCAGCAACCGCCCACAGGAGGACCGGTTGGCATGATCCTGCTCTGGAGTGTTGCCACCGACCCGGTCAACTTCCTGGAGTGTGATGGCGCGACCTTCGATGCGACCACCTACCCTGACCTCCGGGCCGTCCTGGGCGATAACCGTGTCCCTGACCTGCGAGGTCAGTTTGTGCGCGGTCAAGGACCCGACACCGGAGCCTTGGGTTCCAAAAAAGCTTGGACTACCGGGATGCCGAAGAAGCCGTTTGTGGCCTCGGCCGCGGGCGGTCACGACCACTCCGGTGGTGCAATGATGGGTGGGAACACCGGAACCAGTCCCGGCGGCATGACGGCAGGGCGTACCGGGCGCGAGGCTGACCATGTCCACACCATCACCGGTGGCGACACTGAGACCGCCCCCGACCATGTGATCCTGCGCTACCTAATCAAGGCGAAACTCTAATGGCTTTGCACGACTGCAAGGGGCTGGCACCCCAGATCAACTACAGGCCGGTCTATCACCCCTGCTGGGGCATGAAACCCCTGCCTCAGTCACTCCAGTTCGAGGCTGGCCCCAGCTACCGCAACCCTGGCTACACGGGCCCAATCACCGAGGGCTGGCCAGATGGCCAGGTGATCACCGGTGCCATGGCCAAGGTTTGCGGGCAACCGGTCTGGGGTTACAGCAACTTCAACTTCCAGATCCTGTTTGCGTGGACGCGCGGTGGGTATCCGGCTGTGGTCACACCGGATCAACCGCAGATGTACCCGGACTGGAATGTGGGCAACAGTTCCGCCCCCCAGGGTCCTGATGCTGGCGTTACAGGTTCCAGTGGTTCCTGCTCTCTGGATGCAGCGAATGTGACTCGAATGTCCTTTCGCTCGACCATCAGCAACGGGCTAGTGAGTTGCCCGGTCACAGTCACCTACGAGGGCTGAAAATGGCAGCAGGTGCCTACGCGCGGCAGATTAGTGGTGACTGCCTGCGAGTTCCGACCCGTAACGGTTTGCCCGCCATCGTCCAGCCGTGGCGCAAGGCGTGCCTGCATTTGTTGCTGGGCCCGCCCCCTGGAACCCAGAACCTGGACAGTGGCACCTATGCCTGTGGGTTCAACACCGATGCGTCTGGCAATCCCGTCACCACCACGCCCGGCACGGCGCCCCTGCCGGTTCCCAGCTTGGTCGCCAAAACGGCCTATGGTTCTGACTACGGCAGGACTCCGGACGATGGAGAGGATCCTGTATCCCTCATGGCCTTGGATGGTAGGGATATCTATGTCAAGGCCGCCGAGTTGCAACCGTGGCGCAAGCGTCCCCTCTACACCAACAACCTCTACCGGAACTATGCCTCAGGCCCCGCGGTGGTCGCCGGTCATTGCGTCATACCCATGGAGCGCCGGTTGCGTCGGCAGGCATCTCCGAACAACGAGGACTACCGAGGCCGGATGCAGTTTGACTTCACGGATGCGGACGCGCCGATATTTGGCCAGTCCGACTGGCAGGGTCCACTGCACCCAGCCATGCCATTCTGGACGAATGTAGGGGTTCCTGAGCCGTTTCTGGCCAACACGCACTATGAGCAAGGCGGGGCGGAATTGTCGCAGACGGCAAACCACCTGGGCATGATCCCATTCTGCACCGCCCTGCCTGCCCGCGACAGTGCCGGAACCCAAATCGGTCAGTATGTGGGTTACTCAGTGATAGCCTACTGGTCTATGGGGTTCGTCCACTTCGGTGATGCTGAGATCACTCGCTACGATGATGCGGGCAACCCCACATACGAGAAGGTTTTCCTGCCCGAGGATTACCGCGCCGAGATCAACCCGGTGACGGGCAAGCGCCCCAAGATTCAGAATCACTACCAGACATGGATGTTGGACACCACGTGGTTCATGGTGGGCACTGGCGGCATAGGTTCGCCCAGGCTGGGAACCACACGGTGGTGGTTCTACAACGACCCACGCACCGCCCCCGACCCGGGCGACGAGTACATGTACATGATCCACGGGGCACTCCAGTCTCGCTGGGCTTTTCCCGTCCAGTTCAACCTGGTTGGCGGCGGCCAAGAGTCTATCCTGTTCAACCTGTCCTCCGCTCGAGGCTACATATCACCATGAGTCAGACCGTAGTCGCCACCGACATCTGCGCCCCGGATGATCCCCTGATCCCGGTGAGCCTAGACTGCTCCCTCTGCGCCTTGGGGTGGCCGATGGCGGGCGGCAGGGTGATGATTGAGTTCTTCTCGGAACCATGCCCACCTGAGACAACGCCCCAGCCAACCTACTGGCTGGGATTTGAGCCACGCATGGCCATGCTCCAGTGTGTCAACCCTGGCACCAACGCCGAACCGGACCCGTCCCGTTGGGCGGCGGAAGGCACCTTCGGCGGCATCAGCACCTTGGACCCTGTGACCGGTGAGGGTCACTCCAACCAATACCGATGGCGGGCCAACCTGACTGTCACCGACCGTGACACCATCAACTGCTCGGTGCGTGTGGAGGTGTTGGGCCCGGGCAACGCTTGGCAGTCCTACACGACTTTTGGTGCCTCGATGAAGGAGGTCATGGGTTCTGACCCATCACCGTGGCGTGGGCGCAATTACAACTCGGGATACCTAGGCATCTCCGTCGCATTGGCGGGTGGCGTGGGCGACCCGGTCACTCAAGCCAGAATCACAGTTGGCATCCAGGGTATGCGGTTCGGTTGTGGCGGTTCCAACCAGGGCGACCCGCTCTGCGGTCTATGGGACGGAGTCGCTTGGCATACTTGTGTCCGGGCACACCTAGTACCCACCGGCAAGGTGGCGAGCTTCGTGCAACTGGGTCGCAACCCTGACCCATGCGGTGGTGTGACTCAGCAATACTGCTGGTGTGACCGCATCACGCTCAGGACTGATGGCAGGCATGAGGCTGAGGTTAATCGGGACCCCCAGTTCCTGCGCGATTATGCCACCCTAGGGCTTGACCCGGCCAACCTGCCCTACGACCTTCAGCAGCAGATTCAGATTGGCGGCAGTCTGTTCCTGAAAAAGATTGAAGGTCGCCCACTCATCGCCGGATACCTGAACTCCACAGGTGTGTGGGAGTTCGCCACACCCGCTGAGGTATCAGCAGGCTACCCGTACCTCATGCGTGCGACGTTTGCTTCATCCATCGTGACCTACTACTCAGCCAGGTTCCCCTCTGACCCAATTCTGCCGGGCCCATGCCGCACCCCGCCTGAGGCGAGAGAAGCACCGGCAATCGACCTGTCTGGGACCGACCGTAGGGTGCTGGAGCGGATTCAGTTGCCCTGCGCCTACTTGGGGCAGAAGATCGAGTCCCGCCCGATGCAATGCCGATGCGGCAATGTGGACATCTACGCCTGCTCCAAGTACGGGGAATGCACCCGGGTCATCAATGATGGGCTCAAATGCTGCGCCACCTGTGACACGTACATCGGCAAGGTGCAGGTATAAAAATTCTGTGACACCTATCTGTCCAAGTCCGCGTCAGCCTGAATGTCCATACGCAAGTGCTTGGTGAGGTGCTTGACCGATCTGATTGCGATTATGCGTCCCTGCTGGCCCGTATAGATGCCATGCAGGACACCGTTCACGATGGCCTTCCACTTTTTGCGCGTCTTGCCATCTGTCGGTGGGTCACCATATGGCAGCACACTGCCTACGACCACGCCGTTGCACTCGACGTGAAACTCTTTGCCGCCATGCGGACTGGGCCGCTGTTCCACCCGGGACTCAATCATTCTCGCCTCAATCTGTGCAGTGGCAGGGCAGTGTGTCATCGTCAGGGAAGCGGAACTCCTGCTGCGATTCCGCCATCTGGATCAATCCGCGGTAGGAGGGTCGGTCTGAACGAAACCGGCCCATCTTGGCGGTGCCATTTTCCTTCCATCCGATGGCCCGCTCTTCACGGCTGGCCCACCATTCCAAGGACCCCGCGTCTTCCTTGGCGATCCTCTGAATCTTGTCCCTTCCCTTCAGGAAGCAACCCACGCAGTTACCAAGCAGGCGGGGAATGCCAAGCCGGAATGGATGCTCTTGCCAGAAGCGTTCCACATCCTCCAGGGTGTGGCGGGCATGGTACATGGGGCAATCGACCTCGTTGCGCCTACTGTTGGACTTGATCCGGGTCACCCGGTGCGGCTCGTCATAGCGCAGACCGACCACCTCGGTGTGCCCATCGTTAAATCCAAGGGTTTCTGCCCACCGATCAATGGTGCGAATCTTCAGTTCCACGGTGCAGAACCTAGTCACAGGGTTGGGCAAGTACTGCCGCTCCTCCACCAGGATGTCAAACGGCTCCCCGTTGCGACTGGCGGTCTCGTAGGTGACCTCCACCCAAGACTTCTTGGGGCGGTACTCCAGCCAATGGACCTTGACTCCCCAGTTCTGCTCCACATCCCGGATGAAGACCAAGGTGGCAGGGTGTTCCAAGCCGGTGTTGGCGAAGGTCACCTTGATGTCGTCGGGCAGCGTTCCTCCATAAGCCCGCAAAACCTGCCAGAGCATGAATCCGCTGGTGGATCCACCCGAGAACGAGATGATCCCGGGGGTGTCAATGCGGTAGTGGTCAATCATTCCACCACCCCCTTGCCCGCGCCGCCTGCCTAGCCTTGTCAAAAAGGTTTTCCTGCATGGCCGTGTCAGCATCCACCCGGACGATGGCGAGTTGCTCGTCATGGCGCGGTGTGTCAGGGAAAAACGAGGCGAACAGCATGGACTGATGACCCATGACTAACATCTGCCAGTTCACCTGGGGACGGTAATAGTCTACCACCTCCCCATTCAAGGCCATCTCGTGGACCTTCCAGCTTGGGCACTTGATCTCGACGATGATCTTGTGGTCGTCACTGATACCGTCCAGACTTGCCCTCAAGAACTTGTACTGAGCGTGCTGGAAACACCCGGGGCGGATCCAGCACTGGGTCGTCTCGATGAACCTCATGCGGGCGGCGGGTTCCAGAGCGGTGCCCCTTGCCATCCGGGCGTTGGGGGCTTTCTCCATCTTCAGCTTCTTGAGCCCCCCGAAGAACCCGGCCATCTGGCAGGCATCACTGCTGCCGAAACCCTCGTCACGCCAACGGCTCCAAGCCTCAGTTCCCTGCTCCAGACCCTTCAGTTCTTCAGCGTTCATGCTGCCTCCCATGCGATTCCGATTCGTCGAACCCTCTCGCGGAGACGATCCACCGCGTAGCAGACTGCCTGCCGGGACATGCCCACCTTGGCACCGGTTTCGGTCATCGATAGCCCTGCCATCAGGTGTTTGCAGATAATCCGGTCACGAGGACTGATACCCGTCATTACCTTCACCACGGTTGCCCGGTTATGTTCACGCCGCACCCACCCGAAGTGGTCACCAGAGCAGGGTATGACGTTGGTCAGGTCCTCGATTGAGACGGTGGTTGAAGCGCGGCACTGGGCCTCTGCGTGCCTCATGAGTTGCTTCCGGACCGCCCGTGCCTGCCACAGCAACCATGTACTGAACGCACCCTTAGTCTTGTCGTACTGGTAGCCAGCGTGAACCACCCTGATGGTCAACTCTGAGACGAACTCCTCGGGGCTGATACCCAGCGGTGGGCGAACCTTGTGGGCCGCCCAAAACAGCAGTGCAGGCTGGCGTTGTAGTCGCTCCCGGACGCGCTGCCGCCCCCACTGCTTCTGGGCTTTCGTCGGCGCAGCTGCAACCTGGATTCCATCTAGACCTGTTTTTTCAGCACCCATCAGCACACCCGGATTCCTGTTGTTTTTCGTACCAGCAACCCAACCTACCCCCCTGCCGCCGGGTTGACAAGATGACAATATGTCACTGGGATACTTGCTCACACCCAAACGGAGGAGACCCGATGACTATTAGGGAATTGTTGACCCGGATGCTGGCGGATAGGACTGACCTGAGGAGGACCACCAGGATCAGCTACCGTGTCGAACTCCAACGGCTGGCCGACCTGTTCGATGTGGAACCTGAGACCCTGACCGCACCCAAGTTGGAGCGTTGGGCCGGATCAGACCAGCTACGCCGCCGCACCCTGAAGACCCTGAAGAGCTTGCTGAACTGGGCGATGCGAGTCGGGCTGGTTGTTTCAAACCCGGTGGCTCCATGCAAGGGGCCCAAGGTCAAAACCTTGACCAATCGCCCAGGCATTCACCGCGCACTGGAACTGCCCGCAGCATTCAGCAAACCACGGGACAGGGCCCTCGTCACCTTCCTGCTTGATTCAGGCCTGAGGATCCGCGAGGCATTGGGCCTGACATGGGACCGGGTGGACCTAACCAACCGCTCGGTGTTGGTTGACCGGTCGTTGGACACCCTGGGCCAGTTCCAAGGGCTCAAGACGGATGGCGCCGAACGGGACTTGATCTTGTCCGCCCGGACGGTGGCACTTCTGCGGGATATCCAGCCAAAGTTGAACCGCGGACCGGTGTTCCGCAACCGATTCGGTGGTCACCTCGATGCCCACAACTGGCACTGCCGGGCCTGGAAACCTGCCCTCCAACGGGCTGGCATATACCTCAGAATCCACGATCTACGCCATGCCTGTGCCAGCTTCCTGCTTGAGGCGGGCTTGCCCATTGCCGCCGTGCAGCAACGCCTGGGACACTCCTCCATCGAAACCACCATGCGCCACTACGCCCGCAGGTCGGCCAAGTTGAGCCGGGATGCCGCTTCCGCCATGGATGGGATTCTGGGTGGCCTAGGCAACACGGATTCCTGATACCAAGCCACCTGGTACGCCTGTCCGGACACCCTCACCGGACACCCGGACACCACCGGACACGATATCGGACGCTATACCACGCCGGGGCCTTCCCTGGCGTTTTTGCGTTCTAAGCCACGCAGGGTGCAAAGTGGTACGATCCGTCACCTTGGGGCGCAAAAGCCCGCCAGAACGCAAAATAGGGGCCATTCTGGCCATGCTGGTGTCTGTTGGTCTGAATGAGGTGGCCAAGCGAGGGACTAGAAGGTCCGGTGACCAGTTACGCTGGAAACAAAGCTACTTGCATCACATGTAAGCATCTTGTCCGAAGACCGATGCTCTGTCCAGTTGAGCTACGGGTGCGTATATCAGTTCTACCACATCACCGCATATCGTGCAAGACCTTCTTGAGGTGACGGGATGCCGGGTTGCAGCCCCCTTCTCCCCTGCACCCCTCAACCCTGTGGGATGTGTCGGGTTGGTCGGTTATGGGGTTTTTCCTGCCGCCGAAAAATGGTGGTGGTGGTTAACCGGTCAAGCGTACCGGCGTACCAACCGCACTGCTGGATCGTTTGTGCAAACCCATTACTGCTGATCGCCAAGCCTCCTCAGGGTGGTGGGTAACTGACCTCCATACCCGTCAGTGCTACATGAACTACTAACGTAGTTCATGATGAATAGTACACGCCCGCGCGCGTATGCGTAAGCACACGCCGTGCCAAATGGACCTACTTGCCCTTAGCTGCCTTTAGCTTTGCCTGGAACCGGCGCTGCATCTCGTTGATTCGGTCAGTGACGAGTGGTAGCTGTTGGGTGCAGAATTCCATGACAGCTGTGATGGCCAACTCCTTCTCGGTTTTCCCCAGCGCCATCGCCACCATGTTCAGCAGCTCCTTGCTCTCAAGGTCCAACCTGACCGTCAGGTTAACGTCCCTCGGATCGCCTGATTTATCTACCTTGCCTTTGCTCACATTCAGCCCCCCTAGAAGGTGTCTTCGGAAATCCAACCCTGTCACCAGCTTACAGCGAAACTTGACAGGTTGACAAGTCACGGCTTGCAAACTTGCCTTCCTGAACCCAGAATCCTGTGACCACCTGTACCCAGTCACCGTGACTGAATACGCCGGTTGGTACGCAAGTGAACATGTTCTGGGAAAAAAATATGAATCAGCCTGTCGCCACGGATTTGGCCATCGTGCCGAGTCCGCAACCGAGTAACCAGGAGTCGAAACCGGCTCCTACCGCCAACGAGCTAGTCGCGGCAAACGCAGTCAAGAGCGGCATGTACAAGGGCCTGACGGTCAGCACGGCCCTGATGATTCTGCAAATGGCCGAGGAGCTTCAGATCCCTGCCGCCCAAGCCCTTGGCAGCATCCACATCGTGCAGGGCAAGCTGGTGCTGTCTGCCACCCTGCTGGGTGCGTTGGTGCAGCGTTCAGGGAGCTTTGACTACCGGGTCACAGAAAACACGGACAAGGCCGCCGAGGTGGAAATCTTGCGCCGGGTGGATGGTGCGTGGGCATCGGTTGGCAAATTCAGGTTCAGCATTGAGATGGCCAAGCGGGCTGAGTTGCTTGGCAAGTCCGTCTGGAAGCAGTACCCCGAGGCGATGCTGTTCTCGCGGGCCCTGACCGCAGCAATCCGCATGTTCGCGCCCTCACTCACGGTGGTCGCCTGCTACACGCCTGAGGAGGCTGAGACATTTGACAGCCCGCAGCGTTTTGGTGGTCAACAACCCACCCGTCGCATGACGGAATCAGAAGCGGGCCAAATGGCCAGCATGGTCAACGGCGTGCGTGAGGCCAACTCCTAATCCACTGACGGGTCAGGAGGTTGGGGCCGCTCACCCCGACCACTTCACATCCTGACCCGTTGGTCCCCGAGCTTTCTCGTCATCACATCAATCACAGGAATGGACACCTATGTCTCTAAGCATCGGATATCACCGCGCAAAGATCATGACCACCGCAGTTGCGGTACGCAACGACTCACGATGGGTCGAACTAGAAGTGTTCACTGAGGGTGGTGAACAGGTGCTGGTGAAGCTGTACCTCACCCAGCGTGCCCTGCCGTGGACCCAGCAGAAGTTGGAGCGTCTTGGCTTCAAGGATTCTTTGGCCAGCATTGCAGGTAACCGCTCAATGCTTACCGGTCTGGTCGTGGACCTGCGGGCAAAGGAGGGCAAATCCCCGCGCAACGATGGTGGGTTCTGGCCTGAGTACGAGGTCTACCTGCCGAAGGTAAAGGCAACAGCACCTGCTCGGGACCTGCCTGATGGTGAGCTACCCACCGAGGGTCGCCTGACTGAGGCGCAACTGGGAGCCTTGGAGGACGAGGTTGGCGGGTTTGACTGGGGGGTCAAATGATGTTCGGCACTGACGACCGCCCCAGGTGGATCCAGAAGCACAGTGCCTACTTCGGCACTCGTTTCACCACCGGGATCTATCAGGAATGGACTGAGATCTTGGTGCGTGAGATGGGAGCCACCGGAGACGCGCTGCTCGAGGCGGTCAACCAGATGATCCGACATGGTCAGAAGGGTTTCGTGGAGGACCACCTTCGTTCTTTGCAGTCCCATGTGGCGAAGAACTGCGGCGGTTGCACCACATGCAACGGGAGGGGCCTTGTTGAGGTTCCCAACCGCGGACCTAGGCGTGATCAGCTACCTCTCATCTCGTTCGCCTGCGGGTGTCCGCGTGGTGTGCAGGTGAGGGTGAGCAAGTATTCCGATGCTGGCCTTCTCTCAGAATATGAGGACAGGTACGGCAGCGGGTGGCGGGATGAGCCAAGGAGGGCCATCCAGTCCATTAACGTGGGCGAAATCACCCCGGGCAACATGGGTTCAGCCTTCCGCATGATTGTGGAACTGGCCAAACGATCTCAGGAGAGCGCCCTTGTCTCCTGATGAAGCAACTGCCTTGGCCGAACTCGGCCTGCTCGTGGAGAGGACGCAGCAGGTTGAGTTGGCCCGGGCGGCCCTCCTGGGCGTCATCACCGGCCATATCAAGGCCGAGGTTGGTGGCCCCCTGTGGGAGCGGTGTGTGGAAATCATCACGACCACAAGTCGTGAATGAGCCTTGGCGTGGCGGGGCCAGGCCGGGCGGGGCTCGGCAGGGCACGGCGCGGCGGGGCACGGCAAGGTGGTTGAACTTAGCGGCATCTCGGGTTGCAAGCGCCCGGACAACCTATCCCGAAAGGGAACTTGGCGCAGCAGGGAGTGGATGGGCTGGGCGCGGCTCGGCCCGGAGAGGCCCGGCGAGGCTTGGCTGGGATTGGCTGGGCAAGGCAAGGTGGTTGGGCTTAGCGACACCGTGGTGCGAGTCCACGGCCAACCTATCCCCCACTTCGGGGGCGTTTGGTTACTTGGGATGTGAGGCAAAAGATGGCAACGGTCGAAGCGGTCAAGAGCGACACCAGGACAAAGATGATTCGGAGGCGTGTATGTCTGCGCGGGATCAAAGCGGCGATGTTCGACAGATACCCGGGCGACAATCAGACCAAGCTGGAGTGGTGGCAGAAGGTCTATCTGCACCCCAAGAGCGGGGCAATCTCTTTGCCAGCGATGAACATCAGTTCGTTGTTATCTGCCCACAACACCAACTCCGCCCCAAAGCGCCTGCGTGACAAGCGGAAGTACAAGGATATCGCTAACGCCTGCCTGAGCTTTGTGATGATCTCGGCGGAGGACGGCGGCGACTACATCCCCTTTTTGCGTGACGGCAAACCCATCCACATGGGAACCATCGCTCCCAACCAGTCCGAGGACCCACTGTCCGGGATCAGTCTGCACCGTATCGTGGCGCGGCTGGACAAGGGTATTCCCAACCCGAAGGAGCGGCCCCTCCTCCCTTGTCCGTGGGAACTGCGTTTCATCCTGGAGATCATCCCCAACCGGGAGATCAAGGAACAAGAAATCAAGAACCTGATTGAGGAGGCCGGTCTGGCGATTGGCATCGGAACCTTCCGCGGTGTTCACGGCAAGTATGTCGTGGATGAGTGGTCTGAGCTTCCATGATCCACCGGCAGGCAATGGCGATATCCACTTAGCCGCGCCCGCGGGTCGCCCGTCTGCCTTGCAGTGGCGACACCTGCCATTGTGGGATGTGGTGTGACACCCGGGAGAGACCGGGACTTATCTGAGGAACCCAAGTGATTCATTACCATGGTTTGCCGATGCACCCTGACCAGATCGCCGCCCAGGTGATGCAGGGTGGGCACGCCATGGTGACCTTTGCGGATCCGCACCAGCTTGGCATTGCCGCCGAGGTCTGCAAAACCTTCGTGGTGGACAACGGCGCCTTCAGTGCCTGGAGAAGTGGCAAGCCAATTCAGGACTGGAGTCCTTTCCTGGAGTTTGCCCTGGATGCGGTGCGCCACCCTTCCTGTGACTGGGTGGTGATACCGGATGTGATTGATGGCACGGAGGCGGAGAACGACGACTTGGTTGGTTGGTTCACTGGTCGGTGGGCTGTGTACCGGCCTGACACCCGTTCAACCACCTGTCCTGTGTGGCATCTCCACGAGTCATTCACCAGGCTTTCAAGGCTGGCCGCCAACTTCAGCAGGGTGGCAATCGGTTCATCGGGCCAGTACGCCCGCCCGGGCACAACTGAGTGGTGGGGAAGAGTCTGTCAGGCATTGCGCTCGATCCGCATGAGGGAGGGAGGTTTTCCCTGCCGTTTCCATGGGCTGAGGATGCTGGACCCAAAGATCTTCACTCGCCTGCCCTTGTCCAGCGCGGACAGTACGGCAGTAGCTCGGAACATCCAACTCGACTCAAAGTGGCGTGGTAGCTACCAGCCCCCGACCAAGGTGGCCCGGGGCATGATCCTACGGCAGCGCATTGAGGCGCATGGCAGTGCCGCGGATGTACCGGAATGGGTGATCGGCAACCAAGGTGAACTCTTCAAGGAGGCAACAACCAATGGGTAAGAAGTCCAGGGACTGGAACCAAGTCTTCTTCTACCAAGATGGCTGGCTTTACTGGAAGCACCGCACTGGTGCCGGGTCTAAATCGGTGCCAGGCAAGCGTGCCGGGGCGATACGCAGGGCGAGGTATTCGGTCACGGTGGACAAGGATCGATACGTTTGCGCCAGGATCATCTGGGAGATGCACTTTGGCAACATTCCTGAAGGCATGATCATTGATCACATTGACCGCAACACCCTGAACAACAAGGTTGAAAACCTGCGCCCGGCAACTGTGGCCCAGAACGGGTGGAATGTTGTGTGTGCCGTGCCTCGTGAATCCCCCCGGCCCCAGTCTAGTGTGCGTGGTGTTTCTTGGAGCAGCGGTGGCCGTTGGCAGGTCAGGTTCAGGAAGGATGGCAGGCACGTGTGGATAGGTGCTTTCAACGATCTGAGCGATGCCGAGGCATGTGCCAAGGAATCGATTGTTCGGCTGTACGGCAAGTTCGCCCCAGGAGAAACAACCAATGGGTAAGTTCAGCAGGGACAAGGGGGCGAGAGTCGAAAGAAAGACGGTTGAACTCCTTGAGGGTCTTGGCTTGAAGGCTCAGCGGGTTCCGCTATCGGGTGCGGCAGGAGGCCAGTTCACCGATGACATCTTGTGCCGCCTTCGCACTTGGCTGTTCCGTGCGGAGGTCAAGGCCCGCGCCAACGCAGAGGGCTGGCAAACCTTGAAGCGGTGGATGGGTGAGAGCGACATGCTGTTCCTCATTGAGGACCGCACCAAGCCGTTGGTGGTGCTGCCGTGGTCTTCCTGGGAGACGATCGTGGACATGATTCCCACGCCTGAGTTGCCCATGGGTGAAGTTGGCGAGGTGCCGCAATGACTACTGGACGCATGAAGCCGATCAACCGCATCTTGTCAGCTTGGTCAGATTCGGGTGTGCCCCAGACTGCTGCCAAGTTCTTGGCCCGCACCAACCCTGACGACCCTGAGCTTCAGTCTTGCATTCGCAAGCTCACCAAGATGTCTGACCCAACTGCCCACGCACTTCAGAGGGAGTTGGACTACTTCATGGGGCCTGATGATCTTACCTCGCACCGATACCACGGTGACGCGGGCAAAAACAGCCGGATAGTGGTGATGCGGATTCGTGGTGTCAACCAACTGAACCGTTACCACGTGACGACCCACATGGGGAAGTAGGGAAGGACCGGCGCGGTTAGATCTTTTCCGCGAGACCCAATGCCCTGCCACCAGAACCCGGACATCTGGTGGCCCCCATTCAGACAGAGGAGCGCAGGATGCAACCACTGAGCCATGACGGGATTGACTGGACACCCGGCCTCGACCACATCGAGGAACCTGTCTCGGGGTGGGGGATCACCCGGCACTTGCGCCGAACCCCCTGCTACCGCCTACTCCAACTCATTGACGCGGGCAAGGTGCTGGATCAGTACGCCGCCGCTTGGCTCCTCTCGTCCACCAATGGTGAACGCCCAGGCAAGCCGTCCCAGTACGGCGACGACCACGCCGACCGCCAATGGCTCTTCGGCAAAATCCCGCACCACCAGGTTCTCAACCTGACCCGCGAACTCAGCATCGTGGACACCCTGTGCGCCCGCCCCATACCCATCGATCCTGCCCTCTCAGGGCAATACCTGGAATCACTGGTGGACATCCTCAACGAGTTCCACCAACTCCAGGATGTCAAGTGCTGCCCGCACCTCTTTGACCCCAAGACCTTTCGCCCAAACCGTGAGCGAATGCTTGGCATCGCCCGCCACCACACCAACAACCCCAAGCTTAAGTCGCTACGCCAAGCACTTCTCGCCATGCCCGACGACCCCCTACTGACGCTCTTCCATGAGTACAGCCAAGCCTGGAACACCTACCGCCGCGCACTCAAGGTGGGCACCGCCATCCCACACGACATCTGCATCGATGAGATCGGCATCACCCACAACAGGACACAGTTGTCCCCTTCAGAATTCCGCAGATTCGCCAGATTCGACAGTCCACTCACCTTTGCCAGTATCAACGGGTTGGAACTTAGCGAAGGAATGCGGACTGCCAATTTGGCAGGCACTAAGCTTGCCGACTGCCATTCTGTCGGTCAGTTGGGGAAGATGATCAAGGTGCGCTGCCATAATGGCAGGCGGGCAGAGCAGGTGGGGAGGTCGTTTCTGAGGGCGTTGGTGCTGGGGAGGGAGAAGTACCGGGTTGGGAGGGGTTGGGAGGGGGTTAGGGAGGCTGGAAGGGCGCTGGGGATCGAGGGTGACGTGTTTGCCGAGCCTTTGTGGCTGCGTGTGGGGCGTGCGTTGTTGAGTCCGAACCCTGAGGGGTTGCGGTGGATGGACGACTACCTACCGGAGTTGCTGGAGCATGGGCGGCTGTTGTTCCCAGGGTCAGAAGTGGGGCTGGAGGAGCGTTGCTGGGCGGCGCTGGCGTTCCACTGTGGTGACTTGGAGTTGATGCCGTACCTGCGTGACCCGGGGTTGCGTAAGCGGCTGGGGGCGTTGTTGGGTGGTACGCACCGGGCGTTGGGGCATGACGGGCGTGTGCTGGCGAACTGTCAGCGTTCCGAGATGGGGTTGTGGTCGGTGTATGGCAGCGTTGACTCGTTGGTGCGTCTGGCGGCGTTCAGGCTGGAGTTGGCGGGTGGCGTGGTGCGTGGCATCCGCGGTACGACCATTGCGGTGGAGGGGCTGGATCAGTGCCAGGTGGCGGAGTTGCTGCTGCTGGCCGGGTTTACTGACCTGACTATTGGCACGGGCGTTCGATGGGAGGTGTGACATGGGCAGCATGAACCGGCGGAAGCATCTGACGATGGAGCAGGTGTGCTGGTGGTGGGCGGGCAGCAAGTGCTTCAAGTCCTACCGCGAGGTGCGGTTGATGATGGTTAACAAGGTGCGGCTGGGTCACTTCCCCAAGCCGTCCAGGAAGCTGAGCAGCAACATCACGCTGTGGGCTCTGGCGGACCTGAGGAAGTGGTTGTTGTCAGAGCAGGAGCGGTTGTGCGGTCTGCGTGACCGACTAATCGCCTGGGACAGGGAGGACAGCTATGGGTGGTGGTCAGATGATCGGCCTGAAGGAACTTCAGACCCTGCTGGGGATCAGCCGCCAGGCGGTGTACGCGGGGATCCGCCGGGGAAAGCTTCCCCCCGCGACGGTGCGGACTGAGGACGGGCGAGTCTGGTGGAACCGGGTGGACATCGAGGCGTGCATCGCTGAGCGCAAGCCCGCGGCCCGCCTTCTGGCGGAGCGTGAGGGTGCCATTCCAATCCTGGTGGGTGCTGATGGTGCGCTGGTGGGTGTGTCGGACCTGGATGGTCAGGTGGTGACGGTCTATGACGAACACCTGCTGGCAGTCCTGCTGAAACGCCGCGGAATGAAGGACCCAGGTGCGTTCATCCGCGGTCTGAGGGACAGCGGGCCAGTCTTCATCAGGAGGAACTGATGTGGGCGCCCCGCGTTACTGCTCCCGATGCCGGGTGGCCTTCCGCGGTTCCACCCCCTCCTGCCAGAAGTGCCAGAAGGCTGTGAGGCGGGTTGAATCTGACAGGAACCGCGCCCTGATGGAATACGCCAGGGCCCTGGTTCGCGAGTGGCTCCCACCCACCTGCTACACCTGCACTGTCTGCGGAGTGGTGGTCAAGCAGGGTGAGGCCAAGTGTTCGCCCCATGCAGGGACAGCAGGAAGTAACCAGTCATAACATGAACAGACCCGTTGGGTCTGACATCACCTTCAGGACAATGCTGAAGCAAGACGCACCGGTAGCAGGGAAGGGCCGGAGCCTTCCGCGGTGGGGCGTTCGCCAAAGTACCGTCACAGAACCACCCAAGTGCCTGCTACCGTCCCGCCGAAAATCCTGCCGAAGCAGGAACATGGTCGCGGTTGGTTCTATCGGGCTTTCCTTGGACATCGTCCGCAGTAGGCCCCACCTGGGTGACGCTCCCGGCTAACCTGGAGCTTCGTCTGTGAGGCTGGCCGGTATGAGACAGGCATCTGAGTCCTGCTCCCTCTGGCCAGTTATCACCTGCCAAGTGCCTGGTTTGCTGTCCGCTCTCCATCGTTCTGGCTGCGGCTAGGTATCCAAACACGGCACCCGCATTCTGACCTACCAGTGACCAGGATGCAAGTGGCGATTAGTGTCAGTGTCCGATAATTCCATATTATGTAACATTAGTGTCTTAGTTGACAAGGTTCTCACAGTACCAGGACTTCCGATTCCCGGATGCTTGCGTACAATCAACCCTGTCACCGGGGTTTTCCCGGGGCGTGACTGGCCAGATGGCCGAACCAGGAGTGGCACTCATGCAGCGCGATGACGCGGAATTCTTCGGATTTGATAAGCGCAAACCCACCGCGGACGAGGCCCGGGTGGAGCGCACCCTGGAGGGTAACAAACCTCCCCAGGTGCGTATCTCGATGACCCCCACGGTCGTTCAGCGCAAGCTGCACCCTGAGGGAACCTTCACCTTCATCTGTGCGCTGGTGCAATGGAAGGAGAGCGCAAACGGGCAGCAGTACATGATGGTCATGTTCAAACGCCCCGACCAGCCAAGCAACTACCCGGCTGTATTCTGCAACCTTTACCTGGATTCCAAGCGTGAGGAAACGCTGGTAAAGGCTCAGGATCTCGCCAGAAGGATCGGGCAGGCGGGCGGCGTAACCGCGGAGGACTTTGACCCGATTGATACCTTCCCGGGCTTGGCGGTGCGCCTGAAGGTGCGCCACATCGATGGCAGGCGCAACGGCGTGCCCACCGGGGCCAAGGAATGCGTTGTGGACGAGTTCCTGACCCCTGAACCGGTCTAACGCCACCTATAAGCAGAAGACCCGCCCTGATGGCCTAGACGGCTACCGGGGCGGGCTTGTTCATGTACCTTCCGCGGTTACCCGCGCTTGCGCTTGATCGGCCCCTTGAACCAATACACCACGGGTGCGAACGGATCGATCTCCAGGTTCACCCGGTTGGCTGGTCGCGCTGGTGCGGGAACCGCGGGGGTTTCCCGGGCGGGCAGAAACAAGTCCTTCTCCCAGGTGGTGGGCTTGACCGCGGGTGCTGCCTGGGCGGTGGCGCCCTTGGCGGGCAGGAACAGGTCAGCCTCCCAGTTGAACCGGCGTACCGGGGCCGCAAGTGGCGGGGCCGCGGGTGGTTTTGCGGGCGGTGGCCCTTGCTCAGGCTCAGGTTCACCCTGAGGCGGGTTCCAGCCCGGTCCGTTGCGCCAGAGCCACTTGGCAACGATCAACAGGAGCCAGGCCACCATGAACACGACCGTGAAGACGTGAAGCCAGAAGTAGCGCAGGGCCCAGAGTTCGATGGCGGCGTTTGCCGGGCTGGATGGGGCCGCGAAGTGCTGGTGGTAGCGGTGGCGGTACATCAGGCGACCTCCACGGCTGCGAAGTCAACAGCCATCTCAACCCAAGCAAAGTCGGCGGCGCGAGTGGCATCACGCATGGAGTGGTAGCCATCGTCGTCGCCAGCCCAGATCTTCTCGTTACCGCGGAAGATTCTGGCGATCCAGCGTTTGCCGGTCACCTGCATCGCCATCAGGAGGATGCCGCCACCTAGGTGCCTGAAGAGTGCGTCATCCGTTGGGGCTTTGCCCAGTTGCCAGCGTGACTCGTTCATCGTTCGGTCTCCTTCTTGAGGCGGGTGAGCATACGAATGCTGTTCTGAATCTTCGGGTTCTCGCGCAGGAAGAGGCGCAGGGCCTCCGCCAAGATCTCGCCCCGAGACATCTCGGTGAACAGGGCGATGTTGGCCAGGGTATCCCGGGTCTGCGCTGAGACCCGGACCATATGCGTCATTGACATCGTTTACTCCTCCAGAAGGGCCTTCAGGCCCTCGCCACACTCGACCGCCCAGGCAACGAACTTGGCGGTATCTTCCAGTCTCCGGGTGTGGCAGCACTCAATGGTCCTGCCCTTGTGCCCCCGGTAGGTGATCCACGCCGTGCCCTCGGACATGATGGCGGTGAATCCGTCATGCAGTTCAAGGACTAGACGCTCCTCTGACCGGGAGGGGACAAAGGTCCCCGCGGCCATGAAGGCGGGGTGGTTGATGATCTCCCTGCGGACATCGTGGTCGCCAATGCTCTCGTACACGGCGGTGGTGACAGTCTGGCTCATCAGGCGGGTCTCCATGTCTTGGGGTCGAAAAGGACGTTTCCGTTGGGGTCAGTGGCGACACCGTCATGCCCAATGTGGGCGATGATCACGCCGGGATTGTTGAGTCGGCGGCAGGGCCGCGGGGTGAACTCTGACTCCGGGATGCGCTTGGCGTTCAGCCTCACCATCTCGCTTGCGGTCAACCAGTCCGCTTCCTTGAAGACTCCCCAGAAACCTGGGGTGATCTCCACTTCCAGCATCGCGGTCTTCTTCAGGTCTCTGCTGTTCATGCCTGCACACACCTCTTGGCCATGCCCAACCCCTTTTCGGTGAGGAAAACCGGCCCCCAACCGCTGCCCTCGTTCGTCCAAGTCATGTGGAGCTCAATCAGTCCCTTATGCTCAAGGGTGACCATGTCGTCATGGCCCGCGGGCATTGAGAAGGATCCGAAGGCGCAGAGGACACCCTCGTCCACGCTGCTGGAACCCATGCGGAACTGGATGGGAATGATCTCGTCCCCCTCGCGGTGGATGATCATGAGCAGGTGGCGTTGCGGGTCAGTAATGCTTCTGCCAGTCCTGAAGAAAGTCTTGGCGGCGGCGGTCATGCTGATGCGGTTCATTGTTCTGGTCTCCCGTGTGCGTGTGTGTGTGTGTGTGTGTGTTAAGCGTTCACCAACCGGCGGATACGAGCGCACCGGCTGTTGCAGATGATTTGGTAACGGCGGCCATCATTCACCGCGAAGATGAAACCGAAGGGACGCTTGGTGCCCTTCTCAAAGGTCACGCCAAGCTCGACGCACCAACGCTCCATCACCTTGGCGTAGTCCTTGAAATCTTCGTACGCACGCTCATCCTGCCAGCGGAAGAACAAGTGAGGGAGGGATTCGTCAGCCACCTTGTTGAACACGCTCGTGGCATCAGGGTGCATCGCCGCCACCTTGGGCTTCACGCCAACCAAAGCCCGGGCATCAGAAGCGGTGATCGCAGGAGTGATGACGGGGGTGATCACGGTGGCAGGGTTGCCAGTCACACCCAAATACTCGTTGGCCTCGCGGGTGGCGGCACCCAAGGTCTTGAATGAACCCAACAGCGTGCCGTTGTGGTTGTAGACGGCGTACATGCCAGGGATCGGGGCAAAGTCGGTGTAGCTCTGCATCGTTCAGGTTCCTTGCTCAGGGGACTCGTAAACCAGTCCGTTACTGGTATGCATGTATACTAGTAAACACATTGGCGGGATGTCAACGGGTAGGCGAAAGATTTTTCGTACCGGGTTGCCGGGATACGAAAAAACCCCAGGAATCCCCGGGGTTCTCCGCTGAAAAAAACTTCTTGACCGCCCGCTATTTGATGCTCAGGTGGGTGCCGCGTGGTTGCAGGGTGGCGAATGGCAGGGGCGTTCCGGCTTCAAGTTCAGCCCGGATCTTGGCGCTGTCCACGACCACCTTGATGGTGGTGTACGCCTCAGGCACCGCCATCTCATCGACCACCAAGGGTTGCTTGCCCCCGTTGCCCCGCACACCGATCTGGTAGCGGGTCGTGGCCAGCTTCTTCATGCCCAGGCGCTCCATCGCCTCCTTCAGGGCGAACCGCATCCGTTCAGCCTGACGCGCCGGGGTTAACGCAAGGACCCGGAGCCGGCCAGCTTCGGCCTCCCTGAGTGTTGCAAGGGCCTCCAGTTCGCCAATGATGCTGGCATAGGCCTCAGCCTTCTCCTCCAATGCTTCCTGCGTGGCCAGTTCATCGGCCAGCAGGGCATCGAGTTGGGCCATCCCTTCAGGGGTGTCCTCAAACCCACCGGCCAATGCGTCCTCGATCACCGCTAGACTCGTCGTCAGTTCAAACAGGGTAGACATGGTTCTTTCCTTCCGCAATCAGGTTGTGTTGACTTACAAACGTACCCAAGTCTTCTTTCCAGCTTCGCTCGTCTGAATCTCCCAGCGATCAACATCCCCGTTCCACCTCGCTTTCCTGAGGAGACGGGAAGACGTGTTCTCAATGGCGGCCAAGAGGACGGTCTCGTTAGACTCCACTTGCCTCCACTCCCACACACCGCGCACCACCCAGTCTGGATCAAACCGGTTCAGGGCGTTCCTGCCCCGCTCAATGTGGAACCGGGAGAATTCATCCGGGAACGGCATGAAGGTCAACCGGGCCCGCAGAAGCTCCTTCAGCCGGTCGTCCATATCCGGATGAATGTAGTTACCTTCAGGCATTTGCACCCCGCAAACCTTCCAGCAGGATTCCAATGTCTTGGGAGACCTCCCGAAGGGTCGCCTCCAATGCCGCACGCTGCTCCGGGCTGGCATCCTCGTGGATCTTGCGGACACGCCCCGCTAATCCGGCGACACCCTGGCGGATCTCGCCCGCCAAGCTCTGGTCAGACCAATCAGACAAGGTCTCCCAGAATTCTGCCTCAATGTCGTACTCCTGCATGGAGAACCCCCCAGGTGATGGTTGTAAACATGTCAACACGGGTATCCTAACCGGCATCCCGTACTTAATCAACCCGGTCACCGAGATTCTTGGTACGCTTGGCCGACACCTGAACGAGCCAACCCATGATGCGGGTCGCTCCGGGCTTGCCGGGTCGCTTCTTCCAGTTGTCTGGAGAGTGACTCCGCGGTGGTGGTGCATTGGCCGACGATGGAGTCCAAGGACTCAATCCTCCTGCGCTGGTCGTTGATGATGCGCCACGCAAGGTCGTTCTCTGGCTTCACAGGGTGCCCTCCTCACAGGCTTGGATCCTTGAACCGATCCATTCCATGCAGTTCGTAGCCATACTGTTCCCCAAGGCCTTGTACCTGGGCCCATCGGATGCGGGTTTGCCACGGTAGGGAACCTGCGTCCAGTCTCGAGGAAAACCCTGCAAGGCCTCGCATTCCCCGACCGTGAGTCTTCTGACCTGCATGGCGGCTGGATTGCCCCCAATGGCGGCCCCTGGAACTGCCGCAGTCCGCAGGGTGAAGGCGGGATCCCCTTCCTCACCCCACCCCTTGGTGCTTTTCCTGGTGGGCGATTCCGGGAGCAGGTCGTCCGGTTCCTTCAGGGGGACAGCGCGGACTTCTTGTGCAGACCCAACGCAAAGGGGTCTGCTCTGGATTAGTGGAGCAGTCCCTTCAATCGTCAACTGGTGTGTGGCTTTCGGGTTCGCGCTTTGGCCACCGTCGAAGCTGAACGCCACTTCCTGCATCACCACAGTTGGTTGATTGACAGCAGGATTGCCTTGGCCAGCCTTGAGGGTCATCGCCACATCGCCCGTGATATCCCCGTTGTAGCAGTCGGTCCCCACCGAATGAAGGACGATGGATTCGTGGCCGTGCATCTCCCTGCGGAGGGTTCCCACGGTGCCATCCTGAAGGGTCTGCATGACCGACCCGCCCTGATTCATCAACACAACATCTTCTGGGCTTATCGCCACCATCGGAGTGTTGCGTCCGCTGGCGTTGCTGTTGGTGTTCAGGGTGTTGAAGACTTCTCCGGCCCTCACCTCACCCACCTGGTTTTGAGCGAACGCCATCGCCACCATCGGTACATTGCCGCCGCCGGTACCCATGCGTGCCTTGAGGGTCATGCAGGTTCCATCTGAGGCCTCGCGGTCTTCCTTGCCACTGGCTCCAATAACCACGGCGGTTGAATTCAATGCTTGCAGCGTCAGGCAGACTTCCCCAGGCTCATTGACAGATGGAAACTCGCTGCTGGCATTACGCTTGAACGATATGACGCTCTCGGCCGCTGGCCCCTCATCCTGAAGGCCATAGGGGTCAGTCTCCCACTCGTCGATGGGTGGGCACTCGCAGTCTGCCGTGTGCATCTGGTGCAGGTTGCAGAAAAAGTCCCCGCACTCCTCAGGGCACGGGATCCACGCGGGCTCCTTCCCAATGGCCCCTTCCGGTATGGCGGCGATGGGTGCCTCGTGCAGGCAGGTGAGCGTGGTGCTGCGGTCAAAGGCTATGTCGGCGTTGGCCTGACCGTGAGCCATGCAGATGACCCGCTTGGCATCCAAGTCGTCATTCGATATCCCGTTGTTCCGGCTTGACCTTGCGGTGAGCGTGCCAACCACTTCTTGCCCTGCGTACAGCACCGAGGCCACTTGCTGGGTCACTTCGCTGGACTGGGGACTTCTGCTAGGGTCGTTACTTGCTGTAAGGCTTGGAGCAACAACGGTGGCAAAGCCTTCCCCCGTTTTTCGGCGCGCCGGAGGATCCCCGCGCAGGCTTTCGAGCTTAAAAAGTACCTCGGCGGCACGGTTGACCTCTCCAAGATATCCGACAACGAACACACGCCTTCGTCGCTGCGGGACTGCCCGTGGAAGACTGTGTGTTCGGACCCATTGAGCGTCCAGCACCCTGTAGGCGTACTGATACCCCAGTTGCCCCAACGCCCCGAGGAAGGTTCCAAAGTCCCTTCCTTGGTTACTGCTGAGAACGCCGGGGACGTTTTCCCAGATAATCCACTTAGGCTTGAGATGGTTAGCGATTCCAAGATAGGTAAGCATGAGGTTGCCGCGGGGGTCTTCAAGTCCTTTTCTGAGACCTGCGACCGAGAAGCTTTGGCAGGGGGTTCCTCCGACCAGAAGGTCGATTGAACCAGGTCCTTGAAGTCCTTCATGCGTCCACTCCTTGAACTTCGACATGTCGCCCAGGTTGGGAACATCCGGGAATCGGTGCGCCAGAACGGCAGATGGGAATGGATCGATTTCGCTGAAGGCGGCCGGTGTCCATCCGAGGTGGTGCCAAGCAACGCTGGCCGCCTCGATGCCCGAGCAGACTGACAGATAACGCATCAGAGTGCGCCTTGGCGGCGTGAACGGATGCGCTTAACGCCACCAACCTTGGCGACGAAGAACCGGATTGAACTGAGGCTGATGCCTGTCTCCCAAGCCACTTCGGCCTGCGAACGGCCCTGGGAGATCAGTGTGCTGATGGTGCGGAAATCTGAAGGTTCAAGGAAACGAGTTGTCTTGGTCCGGGTACGGAACTTCCTGGTCATCTAGTGCCCTCCTATGGCAGTTCACCACAGAATATAGGCACCAGTAATATTGTCAACTGGTATTCAACAGTACCGGGTTACCCGTCAGGTTGCCGATGGGGTTACCCTTGGCGGGATTAAATCCGGGCTGTCAGGCGGGGCCTCGTAGTCAAGGAAGGCAATGGCGGCCAGGATCGCCTCTTCGGGTGTGTCAAAGCCCTTCCCACCCATCATCTCGGTGGATGAAATCAGCCGGACTTGCCATCCCCCAGTCGCCATCCGGTAGCACTCGGATCCCAGTCCGACCAGGAGCTTCTCCCTCCACATAAAAGGTATGGAGTTGTCGAAGTACGACCCGGTTGCGGCCGAGTCTGCGCGCGCGTTGGAACGGTATTGCATATGCGGATTCCCTCCGATGGCCGGTTTCATTGAAGTAGGCGACGATACCCTGCACCTCATAGCGGTTGCCGTCCCCGTCAACAATCACATCACCAGCGCATATCCTGCCGTCCGATGTCGATCTGCTGAACATGATTCCCCCTCTCCCATGGGATGCCGTGGGTGCGGCAGTAAAGGGCCATTGCGGTATCAATCATCAGGGGAACACCCATCCCGCAAGCCTTTGCGGTGTCCGTAACTTGGTATGCTAGCCTACCTGGAACCCGGATCGCGCCGCGAGTGTCCTTGGCGGCGGGTTGCCCCGGTTGCGGAACCTTTCTTCTCGGGTACGCCATACAGCACCCCCTCTTCGGTCCAGACCATCACTAGGTGGCCACGGGCGACAGCACCATGCACCAGCCTTTGCATGATACAGTGGTTACGGATATACCTGTCAATCTGTTTCTTAGGAGACTTGTTCATGGGCGACACCTCTGATGATGAAAACGGCACGGCGATAGAAAAACGACAAGGAACAGGAACTCGGTTATGGGATCAGGTGAGTCTGGAGCGACAAATCATCCTCGCCCGCTCTTCAGGTGAGACCGTTGAGGAGACGGCGAAACGGTTGAATATCAGCCGGGCGGATTATTGGCGGCATATGAGGAATGCGGCCAAGCGGGCCTCAGCCCATCTGGCGGATGAGACCGCCATGCACCTACTGAGCGTGATGAATCGGCTGGACCGGGCGACTTTCGTGGCCCTCCAGCAGATGGAAGCCGGTGAAATGCGGGCAGGTAACGTGCTGGCCAATCTGGTGAACAGCAGTGCGAATCTGGTCAAGGTCATCATGCCTCAGCAAATACAGGATTCCGCCGCACAAATCCCCACCGGGGAACTGTTGGTTGCTGCGGCTCGGCTTGGGATCGTGGCCCCCCGGCCACTCTTGGAGTAGTGTACGCATGTCCAGTATCATTGGGCAACACGACACGCCTTGAATCCTGACAGCCTGGAAGGATTATGCAACCCGGTTCCCGAATGAACTCAGTCACCCAGCTGATTTCCAAAAAATAATGTTTTTCGTGAAAGATCGGCTAACCCGTTTTTCCGAGCAATCTCCTTCTATGAGTGGTTCTTAATCAAGGAGTCAGCTGTGGTCACAAGTCAGCTGCTGGCAACGGCTTACGCTTTGGCAGACCAGCAAGCCTCCACCGGTCTGGATGGATTCCTCGGGTGGTGGACCGTGGACGCGGTCCCCCCTGCCCGATTCCAAGACATTGTCCGACCGTTTCAACTGGAGCGCATGAAGAGGGTTCAGGGTCCGATTATGCAGGTGGCTGGTATGCGGGATTACACCGGATCAAGGGCGATATGGAATATATGCGCTCGAGGATACGATAAGACTGGAAGTATAGCAAGGACTGTAGTCTGGCTAGTCTGCTATTCAAGGAATCCGGTAGAGATTGTGGTGGCGGCGGGTGACCAGGATCAGGCCTCGATCTTGTATGACGCGGCCAAGCGGGAGGTGGAGTTGAATCCGTGGGTGAAGGGCCGAATACGCTTTAAAAACAAGCGGATTGAGGGGACCACCTCGGGTTCGGTGGTGAAGATTCTGACCGCGGACGCACCTTCCAGCTATGGTTTGCGCCCTGACCTGATCGTCTGCGATGAAATCACCACCTGGGAAAAGCGCGACTTGTGGGATGCCTTGTTCACGGCGAGGCAGAAGCGTCCGAAGTCGGCCCTGTTGATCATCAGTAATGCCGGAATCCTGCGTACATGGCAGCACGAACTGTACCTACACACCTTGGGAGATCCGGACTGGTCGGTGTGGTCAACGGACCCGAAGACCAACCCCACCTGGATGGATTCGGCGGCGATTGAGCGTGACTCGAAACTGTTGCCTCGGGCGGTGGCGAAGAGGCTGTATCAGAATCTTTGGGTTGACCCAAGCGAGGAGGCCGGATACCTGCTCCGCTACGAGATTGAAGCCTGCCTGCGCTTGGGCATGAAGCCCCACACCAGCGCCCAGCCCCTGTGTTCCTACGCCATCGGCATTGATTACGGTCCCCGCAAAGACCGGACCGTCATGTCGGTGGTGCATCAGGACCAGGAAGGGGTTTTCCACATCGATGAGTGCAAGGTCCTTCAGGGTAATTACGACCGCCCCGTCCTCATCAGCAGCGTGGAATTCTGGCTGTCAAACATGCTGGAGAAGTTTCCCAGGGCGGCGGTGATCGTGGACCCCTACCAGCTAGAAGGGACCGTCCAGAAGTTCACAGGGGCCTGTAACATCACCCGGTTCCAGCCCCGAGGCCCGGTTGGCAACTTCCACATGGCGGAGATGCTCCGGACCACGATTCTTGGCCAGCGCCTGCTCTGGGCGCCCGGGATGGGCTCCCACCCGATCCAGCCTGAGGAAGACTTCACCACCGAACTGAGCAACCTGATCATCAAGCAAATGCCCTCAGGGAAGTACCGTTTTGACCACGAGGTCAACCAGCATGATGACCGGGCTTGCGCGGTGGGAATGGCCTTGGTGGCCCTGCATGAGGGTCTGGTCTCACGCCCCCACCTCGTACCTGACCCGGTCAAGGTTCAGCCCAAGGACACGGGCGGAAGGATGTGGGGAAGGCCGGATCGCCAGTTGGGTATATTCGGCCTGAAGAATAGAAGGTAACCTGATATACCTGTAAACCAGTAACCCTTGCAACTTGCATCCCGGTTGATTAGGCTTGCAAAAGCCTGTCGGATGCTATAGTTGCGAGGCCTGTCGCATGGCGGATGTACGACCTGGGGAACCTTCCCCCCAAGAGTTGGGGTATCCATTACCCGAGCCGAAGTATTCGGGTAAGGGTTTGCCACCCAACGCTGGCATCCCCCCGGTGGCTCCGTACCTGACTTTCGGGTCGGTGGTGAACACCTTCTCCCGGTCTTTCAGGAGCAATGACGAGGCAACCAAGCAGGGGCGTGAGCAGGCGCTGGCGATCCGGCGTGATCCCGTCATCATGCAGGCATTGCGGGCCCGGCAGATGCCCGTGGCTCAACTTTCCTGGAATATCCAGCCCGACGATCCGAACGATGTTGAGCAGGCCCGGGTGGCCATGACGATTGAGAGGGCCATCAAGCGCATCCCGAACATTCAGGGTTTGCTGATGTGGCTCCTCGAGGCGGTCTGGTGCGGGCGTTCCGCCACTCAGGTGAGGTGGGGTTGGGACTGGGTGGACGGCATCAAGGTTTGCCGCCCCCGCCAATGGTGGCCCCTCAATGGCGACAAGCTGGTGTTCCAGTTCGATGGAACCCCGGGTGTTCTTGTCCACGCAAACTTCCCAGGCACGGTGGTCCCGACTGACCGCGGGCGGGCGCACTTCTTGAACCCGCAGGAGCGGGAAGCCCTGCTCATCCACCACTTTGAGCGTGAGGATGCTGACTTCTATGAGTCGGACATGGCATCCGGCCTGTTTGGCGTGGGCATCCGCAGCAGGATCTACTGGTTCTGGTATCTGAAGACCCAGACCATGCAGTACATGATGGACTACCTGGAGCGGGTTGGCGCGGGTGGCACCACCATCTACTACTACGAGGCGGGCAACCCCAACAGCCTGGAGGAGGTGCAGCGCACCGCCCAGGAGCAGTTCCACAACAACGCCATCCTGTTCCCGAGGTCGGCCAACGGCAAGGACCACGGGCCAGGCATTGACAGGTTTGAGCCTTCCCGTGGCGGGCAGGAGGTCATCCAGCAGTTGGTGACCGGGTACTGGGATGATGTGATCCGCAAGTTTATCCTGGGTCAGGATCTGACTGCCACCGCGGAGCCCACAGGGTTGGGTTCAGGTGTGGCGGCCCTGCATGGCCAGACCTTCAGCAGAATCATCTCCTATGACGCGATATCCCTTCAGGAAAGCTTGACGCAAGACCTGGTGCGCCCGATGCAGGGATGGATGCTGAAGCAGCACCTGCCCCCGTGCAAGTGGGTTTTCGAGGTGGACGCGCCGAACACCTCGACCATCTTGGCGGCCGCGCAGGCGTTTTTCCAGATGGGTGGCACCATCGACGAGGAAAGTCTCCGGGAAACCTTGGGCCTACCCGCCCCGGCGCCCGGCAAGCCGGTCCTCTCGCAACAGCAGCAGATGTCCCCACAGGCCGCCGGAACAATTCCGGCTGGCGTTCCTATCCAAGGGCCTCCGGGCCCCGACCCGACACAACAAGGACTGGTGGACCCGAACGCCGCCGGTCAGGTTCCCCCCGGCATGGGGTAGGAGACGCAGTATGTCGTCGATTGACCAGTTGCGCCAAGGTGTCCTGATCAGGTTGTCTCGCGTGGAGGGCCTCCGGGCTCGGTACGCCGCCGACCTGTGGGAAAGCATCCACCTGCGGATGGCAAAGGGCCAGCCAAAGGCCCCGAAGGAACCGGTTGAGAAGCCTCTGTTCAACCCTGAGAAGATGAACCCCTTGGAGTCCACTCCGGCAGTGGCGGGCGACAATGTCGCATTCCCTTCCCCGATGCAGACGCTGGGCTCCAAGAGTCAGCGTGCCGACATGGGTTCCGCGGTGGTTGACTCGTTTGACGAGACTGACCCCACAGGTTCATCCAGAGACAGCATGACCCACATCGAACCGAAGGCCGGAAGGCCCAAGGAGGTTGATGCGACCATGAGTGGCAGCGATGCCATGACCCGTGGCAAGGGCAAGAAGGGCGCCCCTGGCCAGGAGATTGATCTGCCGATCCTGGCGGGGATGCTGAAGCATGTCCAGCAATCGGGTGACAAATACTCAGAAGTCCACGGCGCCTTGCAGGGTGAATTCCACGATTCGCTCAAGCGGGCCCACAAGGAATTCCGCTCCTTGCAGGACATCTCCAGCAAGGTGGGTGAGGACTGGTGGAAGTCTTACCAGTACATTGGCACCGGACCTGTCGCCGCCCGCATGTACAACCTGAGGGAGGCGATGGCCGACGAATCCTCCTCCGAAGAGGAGCGCAAGGCCAGCCACGACGAATACATGTTCTATGCCGAGCAGTACGCCCAGTTGGCGGCCCGCGGGCGCGCGATGTTCAACGAACACAAGTCTGAGAAGGCGTTGCCAGGCTGGATCACCGACACCGGGATGCTGGCGGATTCCAGCGCGGGTGCCGGTGAGGGCGATGAGGACGAGGACCGGAAGAAGGGGGAATCCGAGACTGCCCGCGCCAAGCGGCACTTGGGCGAGGCGGGTGTTGGCCTGAACATGGACATCGCCCGGATGCTGAAGATTATGCGGGACGAGATTCGCCAGTCCCATGAGGATGTGCAGGGCAACAAGGGTTCTCCTGACATCCTTGACCGGGTGCAGGCTCATCGCCGCAAGCTTGAGGCTTACTACCAGTTGGAGGCGATGACTTCCAACATGGAAGTCGGTTCCCATGCGGTGGCGCAGGCGCAGAACCCGACCATGAACGCCTTCGCCTCCTGGTATCCAGAAGGTGCCATGCGGGCGTTGGCCACCCAGGTGGATACATTCAACACCAGCCCTGCCTACAAGATGGTGGCGGGCAAGTTCGGTCAGGTGGTCAAGGATTCCAATGGAGTCCATCGCTTGCAGTTCGCCACCCCGGAGCAGGCGGCAAACGCCCTGATGTTCCTCTCCCTGGTGGGTCCGACCTCAGCCAACGAGACCCCTGCCTCTAACTGGCGCATCGCCACCGGGGTGCTGGAGGATGGCATCTACCAGTGGGCGAAGGCCCATGAGGGGAACCCTGAAGCACTTGCCAAGGGTCCTGAACTGGTGGATATCCTGGCTCATGCCAGCGAGGATCGCGGACATCTGGGTCACTTCTCGGAGTACGGCGACCAGTCTTCCTATAAGGCGGTCAAGGGTGCCTACCTGAACATGACCCCCGAAGAGAGGCTTAAGCACCACGATTTCGCGCGGGAGGCCCTACTGTCGGCCAGGGATCAGAAGACGGTGGAATCAACACCCGATGCCTTGGCCGCTTGGATTCAGAATCATGGCAAGGAGGCCCCCAGTTGGGTGCAAGACAAGCAGGGCAAGTACCGCCTGCTCCCCATGGAGCGTGAGTCTTTCGCCACCCTCAACAGCAACATTGGCGCGTACAAGCGGGCGGAGAAGAACCACAAGAACGCCATCAGTGCCGCCACCTCCCTGTATGAAAAGGCCAAGGCCTCCCTGAACGCTTCCGTGAAGAAGGACGCGGCATCCACCGACCGGGCTATCCAAGACACGTTGGCCAAGCTGCCTGAGTCCGAGAGGGCTGGCATCACCACGCTGGCCCAGTTGCGCTCCCACCTGAATGGCAGGATCAAGGAGATCACCGGCCCGATTGACTCGGAGGGTCTTCCCAAGCTGGAAGCTCTCCAGGGCCAGTTGCGCCAAGGTGCTGAGGCATCCTCAGTCCAAGACTTCATGGATGGGTTGCAGGTCAAGGGCGACAAGGCCATGAACCGCAAGGCCAAAGACTTCCTGGGAGCGATGCGGAAGCAGCAGGGGCGTGGTCAGTTCGTCGGCAACGAGTGGGATGCCACTCGCGGAACTGACCTGATCTACCGCAAGGATTCGGAAGGCAACTACAACACCGAGTCCAAGTCCCTGCTGGGCAGGCCCGACTCAATCAAGCGGTTCCTGAAGCTGTCCAAGCTGCTGTCAGATGCCCAGCGCACGGCGCAGGGTTTTGATGGAACCAACCTGACCCGTGACCAGAAGGTGGAGGCCCTGACCAGCGCCATCCAGTCCCGTGACAACGGGGAGATCTTCGGCACCCTGATGAAGCCTGATGTGGCCCGTCAGGCCTTCCCAGGTTCGGACAACCCTCGTGATGACCATGCCCGCAACCTGGCGGAGATGCTGGTGGATCACTCTGATCGCCCCTCGATGATGGCGGCGCTGTTCCTTTCATCGGCGCAGGATCACCACATGCTGAATCGGGTGATGCCTGTCAGCAACAACACCTGGTTCTCCAAGAACAAGGATGATTCCTGGAGTTACAACGACGAGACCCAGATGACCCCGGAGCAGGCCGCGGCCCTGCCTCAGGACCAGAAGTCTGGTGGCGCAAATGTTATGGGCCCGAAGTTCGGACCCTACTTCCGCAGCGTGGCGGGTGGCGCGATGCGCGCGCTGGCCCAGTTTATGAATGGCCACCTGACCACCCCTGCGGACCGCTATGTGGCCGACCGGGTGATGACCGAGATCCACGGTCAGGCGCTGGGGCGCAGGCTGGGTGGCACACCGGAGAACGAGACGCAGCGGGCGGCTTGGCATTCTGGCATCACGATGCTGGGCAAGATCCTTGGCGAGAAGATGGGCGGTGAGGCATTGCCGGTGGACCGGATTCAAGCGATCGTCTGGGCATCGCAGCAGGCGCAGGCATCGGCCTTGGGGGCGGTGAACCCGACCGAGCAGCTTTACACCGGTGCGGAGGATGTGTACCGCACCCATATCCTGCACGCGCGAAGGGTGATCCAGGAGCATGGCAAGTCTGATAGCCCGGCGGTGCAGCAGTACGTGCAGGAATGCCGTGACTTCCTTGCATCGGCGGCCCCTCTCCGGGTAAAGACCAAGGGGGAAGACGGTTCTCTGTATGGCAAGTTCAACCATGTGCCGTTGGCCGGGGATGACCTGGTCGGCGCAAAGCATGACGGCAACGCCCAGAATGTGATGCTACAGTTGCGTGGTGCCGGTTCTGGACCGGTGGGTGGCTTGTCGGCGGAGGCTCAGAAGCTTCTATCCGAGGGTCGCAAGAAGTATGGGAGGAGTGGTTATGCTGTCGCCGGAAGACAAGGCGGTTCTGTCCGAGTGGGAGGCGATAGCCAAGCGCCTGACCGCAAAGTTCACGCAGGAGGCGGACGGCACGGTGGCCAACGCCCTCATGCTGGAGAAAAAGCTGTACCACCAGTTCCTGCACTTCATGGTGGCAAACCGAAGCCGGTTGTCACCGCAAGGGCAAATGGAACTGGAGGGAATGGAGCATCCCGAACCTCACATGATGTTCCCGCCGGAAACCGCCTGAAGTACGGCAACCAGTTGATGCAGGCGTTCCTGCTGGGTTCAAGCAAGAACGCGAAGGACTTCCTGAAGCAGTTCGGTGAGGTGGCCAATCAGGCTGGTGTGCCTGTGAAGAGCTACAACGGTGTGGGTGATGCTTTCTCGAGCAGCACTCCCGCTACCGCCCACATTGCAAGCCAAGCGGTTGACCCAGAGACGGCGCGATATCTGGCAGCATGGTCCGGACTACTGGGCAACCGCCAATCTGTGATGGTGTTCCACCCCGATGAGCAGGGGTCAGATCGCCTGTATTCGATCAAGTTCCCCAAGACCAACATGCAGGAGGTCCGGGGTGCTTTGGACCGTGCGGGCATCCAGCACCGCACGATCATTCCGGGTGGGAAGACCACCCATGTCATGGTGTACGACCCAAGTCAGGTGATGCGGGCGGCAGTTGGCCAATTGGCGGAGGATCACAATGCCATCGTTTCTGAGTCCGCAGGACGCAGCGAATTCCTTGGTCGTCCAACCTCAAGCCCCAGCGCCAACCCCAGCGCAGACCCCATCGCAGACGCGAGAAGCCACTATAGGCGGATCATCGCTGATTACGAAGAGTCCCGGGGAGGATCGGTTCCGACCGGCGCCCCCGCAGTCGGTGGTGATAGCGGGGCATCCGTACCAGGAACTGAATCCCCAGCCGGTCACGGGCAAGCCCCAGCAGGCGGGTCCATCGTCCGCGGGGTGACCTACCAGGGTGGCAAGTTCACTCCATCGGCTGAGCAGAAGGCTCCCCCGGCAACGCAGGAGGGTTCCCCCACCCGCTATTCCAGGCTGGCCGAGCGTTTCGCCGGGGCCTTCCCCGGCCCGATGCCTGACCATGACAAGAAGGCGATCGAGGGATTGGCGGCGCGGACGACAGCCCAAGGCCTGACGGTCGGGCAGCGTTATCCGGATTCCAAGGGCGACTGGGCCGACAAAGCACACGCCCAGGTGAACCCGGGTGGTGGTTTCTCCCCTGCTCCTCCTGTCAACCACGCCTCCCCGCTCATTCAGGGGGTGACCCAGTTGCCCAATGGCATCTTGGACCCTCGAGGCTTGGTGTCTGGCTTGACTGGCGACATTGGCAGGGGCAACGCCAGCTTCGATGACATCAACTACTTCATGCCATCCAAGGCGGCGCACTATGGGGTTTTTGATGCCTACCGGGAACACCCCGGTGGCAAGCCCCACTACGGCACCCCAGACGGCATGGTGTTCCTGTCTCCAGACACTGCCAACAAGCATGTCATGTCCAACCCGCACCTGGCGGATTTGCATGGCAAGGTTCACGCACCCTGGATGGCGATGCCTGACCGGGTTCGCACCTGGAAGGGCGCGGATGCCCTGATGCAGGCGATCCAGTCCGACCCCATGCTGCCACACCACGAGCGTGACCATGAGTTGGTTCACGATGCCTTCAATGGTGACCTCGATGCTGATATCACCCCTTCGGTGATTCGGATTCTGTCGTCTGAACCCAGCCGGATGTCGCGGCTGGTCGGCCTGATGCGTTCACACCTGGGCATTGGTGAACCCGTTGCTCCCCAACAGGGAATGGGTGGGGTCAGTGAACTGACTGGGGCCTTGGACGGCATGTGGCGGGATCTTTCCCCGGCGCACACCACCACCACCCGCTTCAGTGCGGGACAGTTGATGCACCAAGCGGCAACATCAGGGGGCACGGCAAGTCCCGGGACTCTTGCCCAGCACTCAGGCAAGTGGGCGTTCGCCAATGTCCCAGGGGTGGGCAAGGCGGTCTGGGAACACCTGTTCCACCAGATTCCAGGCGCCTTTGAGAACGGTCTGTCATTCCAGCACCTGACCGATGACGGCAGGCCAACCTCCAAGGTTGAGTTGCAGGGTGTGCCGACCCTGTGGGCTATGGGTGACTTGGCGCAACAACACGCCCGTCTGGCCAACGCCGGGGTGCGCTACAACAACCCACGCCAGAGCGTCTGGAATCCGTCCAGCGAGTACCTTCCGGCCCTGACTCGGGAGTTCCTGTCAAGACCGGTCCGCATGGTGCGCCGGTTCCCAGACCAGGCGAAGCTTCTCCTGGGCCTGATGACCGGTGCCCTGCGATCCCACTGAGGTGACCCATGTCTGACCGGACCAGCTACATCTTCGCGGAATTGCGCCTGGGGCGTAGCTACCTGCGCTACCTGTCCAACGGCAAGCTGACCTATCAAGGCAAGGACGGCAAGAAGCTGTTCGCTGCCGTCATGGGTCATGTGAACCTGTTTGGCAGGGACAACCCCCTTCCCTCGATGGTGGCGGTTCACAAGGCGATCCCCCACTCGTATCTGGATGTGCATTGGAAGCACCGTCCGGTGTCCCCGCTGTCAAAGATCCTGAACCAGATGAGTGGCGCGTCTTCTGCCGAAGAGAAGGAAGAGTTCCACCGCAACAGCGTGTTGGAGGCCGAGAATTCGGCGCAGGAGATTGAGTGGGAACTAGCCCGCCGCTTAATGTCCAGTCCGCAAGTCACACCGAAGGGCCACCACCATGGATAAGGAATCCATCATCCGTTACGCCCGCAAGAAGCTGGTGACTCCAGGCACTTGGTCTGACCCTGCGGTGCAGGCCCAGTACGATCCGAAGCGGTTCCCGTTCCGCTGGCACGACAATATGGATAAACCGGTCAGCCAGTACCAGCCTGATGATGGCAGGTATGTGCCGCTTTCGGAGTTCGCCAAGGTGCCGTATGTGGGGCACTACGTGGTTCATTCCCCCTCCATGATCATCTCGCATGACTATGGTAAAACCCATGCGGTCCAGGCAGGTGATCCCCAGCGCAATCTTGTGCCTGCAATCAATGTGACATCCTTGAGGCTGGGCCTTGCCCCGTCCTTGGCCGATTCGGATTACGCAGCCCATCGTGATCTAGCGATCGTTAGGGTTCCCTTCACGCACCACATTTCGCACGAGAACGAACAACATTGGGACATGTCCACTGGCTCAGAGCATGTTGATGACCGGACCGGCGGTGAACTTTTTTCAGGTAACCACCCGGAGGAGGATTCCCCCTTCCATGAGGTGCGGAATACCGTGGCCGGGCAGCGTGCTGTCCGAAGTGCCATCGGCATCCCTGAGGGCACCCACAACTACGGCAACGTCTACTTCCGCAACTTGGCGGACGCTGAATCCGCAGCCCAGGCGACCGGCGGGCAAGTCCATTCCGTTGCATTGATGAGGACCCGGAGGCCCTTGGAGGTCCCCTACACCAGCAGGGACGCTTTCATCCACGATGCCCGTACGGGAAACCCTTCAGGCGCTGATTCTCGACGGCCCGCAATCCACCTCTACGACCATCAAGGTTCGGATGTGCTGGTGGTGCATGGCCAAAATCAATCCTCTGCTCTGGACAGGTACATGCCGCACTTCACCATGGGCATGAGAGGTCTAGAGAGAAATGCCTGGCGAGAAGAGTTTTTTAATTCGCCTGGGGTGCGGAAAAAGGTACGCCCCGATCCGAACCGCGCCACCGACCATGCTCGTTTTAACGCTGACTACTGGCGCACCCTGATTCCTTTGGCCGACACCATGCGCCGGGAACACCCGGACAATCCAGACCATCCCCTTGTTCCCCTCCTGGGCAAGAGGGGGCCACTACGAGACCAGACGCACCTGCTGCCCCCTTCCGAGTCGGTGATCCGTTCCACTCCTGTGGGTTCGGAACTGTACGACCATGCCCGGAAGAACCCACAGGATCACACGGCCCGGCTGGTGCTGGCCGACCACCTGAGGGATCAGGGGCATGATGATGCCGCCGGATTCTTTGATTCCACCATGCCCAGGGACGCAAAGGGTAAGGTTCATCTATCACGCAAGGGTGAGATCATCCGCTACGCCCGGGAAAAACTGCGGTATGCCGCGGGGCGCAGGTCTGCATCTGTACCCATGTCCGCCGACAGTCTAGGTTCAAGCAGCCACATGCGGATGGCTGGGGTTGGCGAGCATTACCAGTCAACACCCCATAGCCAGCCCTTCAGGAAACCGTTGAACCCTGAAACCCCGAACGAATTCGGACTCGAATCCGTTCCTGATGTTGATTCCGTCCGGAACAGTCCGCACACCCTGCACTTCGTGGCACACCATCCCGCGCAACTGACACCTCTGGGCTACACCCCCAGTCGGCACGATGACCCGGCAACGCCATCCGACATGGCGTACCTCAAGATGGACCCTTCCAATGGGTCTGCGGTTGGCAACACGGCATACGACATGTCCGAGGGTGGCGAAGGTGCAGAACTGGCTCACCAAGTCCAAGACGCTGCCTGGCATGGCCAACGCCGTGTGCGGCAACTGATGGGCCTGACCGGCGACCTGGAACACCGGCACCCAGCCGTTTTCTTCAAGTCGCACCGTGCGGCCCAACTGATGGCTCAGGCTACCGGTGGGCATGTGGAGACCATTGCCTTCAATCCTAGGATGCTTGCCCAGTCCGTGGCCGCGGCCAGCAAGAACCTGGCCGGAACTGGTCGCTACCGCGCAGGGAACGACCACTTTGGCAATGTCTTTGACCAACGCAATGGCATGAATTCCGGACCGGAGTTTGACGAACTGATGTCGCGTGCAAGTCAGCACAGCAAGGGTTCTATGAGGAGTCCGGGCCAAATCGGGGCACCCTACACTCCGACTGTCATCAGGAATCACCCTGTGCTGGGCGAGTACATCACCCAGGTTGGTGCCGGCGTTAATCCGTTTAATGGCGGGCTGTCAAACTTCGCTGACACGGAGAACCCCCATCGCGGGATGATGCTCCAAGAGCGTGATTGGCAACCTGACGAGGAGGTCGCCCGGTCTTATGGGCACCCTCCGCAGCATGACCACATCTCCCAACTCGGGCAGACAGCGCAGCAATTGCACCAGCAGTTCCTTGCCAAACCGGATGACCACCTGAACAAGATGGTCTTGGCGGACCACTTGGAGGATCAGGGACATCACGATCTTGCGAACCTGTTCCGATCAAGCGTGCCCCAGCAGTTTTCCCGGAAGGGCCAGATCATCCGCTATGCCCGCAAGAAGCTGGCGGCACCGGCCCAGCCCGCTGAACCGTTCGCCTACCCGCCCGATATCCGGGAATGGCATGACGACTATGTGTTCCCCCGCCACATGGGCGTGCCGAACATCTTCCAGCGGATGAACATCCGGCACTTCTTCCCGCCGATGACCCCGCTGCCTCCCGGCCTGTCCGAGGAGTATGTCTGGAGTGGCCACAACGCACCCGGCGCGGCGAGTGTACCCGGGGAAGCCCACCCCCAACCGCCCAGGCTGATGATGCCCAACAGGAAATTCCAGTCGGTGGTGGCCAACCACAGGGTCTACGGTCGATCCCCCGAAAAGAACCTGAGGGACTGGAGCGGCCTGAACCGGCACCATTGGCAGGACTTGATCGAACACGCCAGTTCGGTTCCGCCCGAGGCGGTGCCCAACGGGCAGCACCCCCACGCCGACATCCTTATGGGCAGCACCATGCGAAACTATCCCCAGATGCTGGCTCCCACCCTGGCGAAAATCACGGCCGCCCCGCACGGCAAGGAACTGTACGACCACGCGGTGGCCAACCCGAACGACCATTCGATCCGGATGGTCCTTGCCGATCACCTGGAGGAAAACGGTGATCAGAATTCCGCCGAATTCTTCCGCTCAACCATTCCGCCCGCACCCAAGTCGCCCAAGGCTAGCTTGTCTCGTCATGGCGAGATCATCCGTTACGCCCGCGAGAAGTTGCGGTACAGCGCCGAGGAAACACCACCGGCATCACCCACCCCGGCTGAACCGCAACCTTCCCGCATCACCTGGACAGATCCGGGGTACAAGACCCCGATAAGGAAGTACTTCAACACTGCTGGCTATGCCACGATGGAGCATCCGTGGGAGCGTTCTGAGGAGTACAAGGCAAAAGTCGTCCCGATGTCTCAGGAGGCGTTCGGGCAGATGCCTCATGTGGTTCATGCCGTTTCGTACTTGAACCCCAGTGTGAGGGACCACACCAACTCCCCGCGCAATGGGGTTTTTACTCCCATTGACTCCACCAACCCGGCGCAGCAAGAGAATCTACACAAGATCATCGGCACTGGTTCCTTGGCGGCCACCCACACCGTACTCCTGAAGGATTACAATGCGGCACTGAACCTGGCGCAGCAGACCGGCGGGCATGTGGACACCCATGCCATACACCCTGAAGCGTGGGCCAAGTTCAGTGGCGGCATCGTGGATAACAGGAATCCAAGCGATCAGCCCCGACTCGGGTCGTTGACCATCCGGCATAGTGACGAACATGGCGACTATGTGTTGATGAACAACCTTCATGCAGCCAGACCGCCCCGAAACTACCGGCCTCAGTCCATATTGGGTGACACCCACTATGAACTGATGCAACGCCGTTTGATGAGTGCCACCTTGCAGCGCCAACTGGCGGAACAGAGAGAGTCGTATATACGGTCCGGCCCCAGTTGGAGAACCTACCCAGTTCAGTGGGTGGGAGATGTGCCCGTCAGGCCGAGGGCCATGCGCGGCGAGAGTCCGCAGATGAAGCAAAGGCGCAGGTCGGAACTGCACGGGATGTTCCGGCAGTTCGTCTCGGACTACTGGCCCAGGTTGGTGGCGGAGCATTCAGATGGGTATGGTCCTTCCGATGCCTTGCACCCCCACCAGAGGTTATTCAACCACTATGGCGACATGCGTCTGCCGGACCAGTATTCGTCCCCCACCCTGGCGGAGATCCGCGCGGTGGACAACGGGGAGGAACTGTACCGGGCGGCCTTGGCCAACCGGCGTGACCCTGCGCCCCGGATGATGCTGTCAGACCTGCTGGAAGAGTCCGGCAACAACAACGCCGCCAACTTCTTCCGCAATACCCTGCCCCGTGGTGCTGACGGCCAGTTGCGGTATGCCAAGGGCGATTCCAAGAGTGCGTTCATGGGGATCAACATCCGCGACTCTGACGATGAACCCTTCACCGACTGGATCCTTGACGGCAAGAAGACTGTCGAGACTCGCGGGTCAAACAGCTTGCACCCTTACCTGGGGAGGCGTGTGGGCATCATCCGCACCCGCAAGAAGTACGACTCCGATGGCCGTCCGTTGGATTCTCAGGCGCACCTGGTGGGTTTCGCGACCATCCACCACGAACCTGTGGAATACAAGACCGCAGAAGACTTCCGCGCCGACGAGGACCGGCATCAGGTGGCTGAGGGGTCAGATTACGACTGGAATGGTCACAAGTGGGGTTATGCGTTGAAGGGTGTCTCACGTCTGAAGACACCCCGTCCGGTGGGTAAGGGCGGAATCGTCGCCCGCAAACTGAACTACGAGAGGGCAGGTGTCATGCCGATCCGTTACAACCGCAACCCGTTTGAACCTGTGGCTAAACCACGCAACGATGGACTCTTCCGCTCGATTGCCAACCGGGTGGGGGCGTTTTTCTCACCGATGAGCGCGGCCTTGCGTCAGGAGCGTGGCAACGCGGCGGCTGCACAAGCCTCCACCATGCTCCAGTCCTCCGCGGCCGCACCACCGCAATCACCAACGCCCGGCATTACTGCTCCCGGTGGTGCTGATAACCCCGCAGTGGTGGACGCATTGTTCGCCCACCCATCGGTGCGTGAGCAGGTGCGCCGCAACAAGAACTACACCCAGCAGACCCGGTCCCGCAAGGTGGTTCCGCTGATGACGGCAGAACAGTCGGGCCAGCAGAACTCCTTCTGCTCCCAAGCAGGTCGTGACTTGGCAAGCTGCAAGGATGACGGACGGCATGGACCGGCATGATGTCTTTACGAACGGTAGGACCGTAGGTCTGATCCGTTCGTGCGTACCCCCCATCCCAAATCCGGTTTTCACCGGAAGGGAGGGAGGGGTGCCGGTTGCATCCGACACCCCCAGGATTCATCCTGCTGCACCTGAGTGGAACCGTCCGGGGCGGGAGGACTCGTGTGTCCCCCACGGGTTCCGGCGGGTCTCCCCACCGCATTGCCCGGGGGCTTGGCCCCAACGGTTCCGTTTACCTCAGGCCCGGGGCGTTTTCTCGCACCCCGGCTTTCCGGCTGGCACACCGACCTTACTCTCCCGGACCGGGGGGCTTAGCTTGCCCCTGCGCGGTTGCACCCGGTTACCTCGTCTCAGTGACCCGGTAACAATCGTACCCAACAGCTGAACCCTGTCAACAGGTGGTTGTCGGATGATTGTTGAAATAGGGCAGGGATACAGGTATATCTGAACACAACTTAACCAGCATCGGAGATGCCATGTTCCAGGAATACCGCCGCCGCGAGGGATTGACCGATGTGTCCACCCTGCTCCGGTTTGACAAAAACCAGCCTAGGATCCCCTCAAAGGCTGAACTGGACTCAACGCCTGAACCGGTGACTGAGGCGGGCCAGAAGGCCAAGGAGCAGGCTCAGGCGAGGGGTGGTTCAACGGGCTTGCCTGCGGGTGGTCCGGGTGGCAAGCCAGACCCGACTCAGGTCACGCCTGCCAATTTGGCAGCCGCCCCCGGCAAGGTGGTATCTGCCGCGGGCAAGATGGTGCCGGATGCGGTGAAAAAGGCTCAGGTTCCATCCTGGTTGCTGCCAGTTCCCCCGGGTTCAACGGTCGGGGATGTCTCGCGCGGGATGGTTGATGGCCTGAACCCCCTGCCTGTGGACACCTCCGAGGGTGCTACCGAGGGCGATCAGGCGGCCGCCATGGCGATGGGCATGATCCCGTTGCCGGGCCTGAGGCAATTGGGTTCAGCGTTCCGCCGTGGCAGCAAGGGGTTGGCAAACGCCACCGAATCTGCCGCGAGGGTGGCCGGGAAGAATCTGCCGACCCCACCAGTTTCCAGGGCGCGACCACAGGGGGTGCTGGAGCAGGACTTCGACGATGTTTTGGCCGGGAATCCTGCCCCGGCAGCACCCGCAGCGCCCGTTGCTCCGCCCAAGGAGGACTATGGTCCCCTGTTGGGCCTTGATTCACCGATGGGCAACCCTTCTGACTATGCAATGCCTTCGGTGCCTCCACCAGGCAAGAAGTCCTTGGTTCAGCGAGGCGCAGACGCGTTGCTAAATGCTGAACGCATCATGGGCATCCCTTCGCGGGTGGCGGGCCTTGGTACTGCCGCCTTGGCTGGAGCGGGGGCCGTGGCCGGTATCCCCACCGCCCTTAATTACCTCGCCCAGAAGCGAGACATGGATGCCCGAGACAGACCACCAGACCCGACCACTCCGGAGGGGAAGGCCGCTCAGGAGGAGTTCCGCAAGCGCCAGGAAGGTGAGCGGATGGAGGGCCCCAATGGTCGCGAGGCGGTCGGGGAGCGCAACCAGAAGCGAGTGCAGGATGGTGGCGGGCTGGCCCCAGAAAACAAGGAACTTGACAGGATTCTCCAGCGGTTTGAGGACCAGTCAATCAAGGAGGTTGGTGCCAACTACAACAAGGCATGGATGGACCGGGTGAAAGGCAAGATCCGCGACAAGATGCCCCTCACGGCAAGGGAGCAGCAGGACCTGAACAACATTATGCGATTCGCCGGGGAGGGCAAATGACCATGAGCAGACTGATTCGCTACCAGATCAACCCGGGTGTCAAGCTCCCGGAGATTCCCCGCAAGGATGATCCGCCTGCCCCGAAGAATCCGCTGAAACCCAAGGATGAGGTCGGGCCGTTCTTGGACGGCAACTGGCCACGCCAGTTCCCAGGGCCGGATTCTAAGCTGCCCAAGCCTGTAATACCACCACGCCAAAAGGAACCTGACGGAGGCCGCGCCGTTCAGGTTGAGAAGAACGCCCCGGAGGAGCGAAAGGCGGCGCCCGGTCGCAAACCGATGGAACCACCGCCCCGTGGTGTGCCCCCTCAAATGCCTGGAATGCCCCGCGTGGCCCCAGCCAGACCGATCCCGGCCCCCAATAACCAGCCCCCCGGGCGTGGTGCCGCCCCTGCTCAACAGGGTCCGCAGGCTCAGCAGGCTGGCCCGAACGGCTGGAAAGAGGGCAAGGCGATTGACATGGAGGGGGACGACTTCCTCGATGTTGGCAAGATTGCTGGCTTGTATGACAGGCGGGTCGGTGAGTTTGACCAGCAGGATGAGGCCACTGCCGTCGAGCGGGGTGCCGACAAGGGCACCTTGGCTGTCCTGAAGGGTTCCGATGCCCAGCGTGCTGCCCGCACCGGCCCCAACGGTGAGGCATTCACCGATGACATGCTCCGGGCTGTCGATGGGTGGGCTCAAAACATCTACAAGGGGCGCAACCGCAACCCTCTGGAGGTCAAGACCGCCCAGGAACTGCACAAGGTGTACAACGCCGTCCAGGGAATCAACTCCCGGCTGGCCGACCCGAACCTTCCTCCGGACCAGCGCAAGACCCTGGAGAACAACCTGAGTGGTCTACGCGGGACCATGCGGTCCTATGTGCATTACGCCACCCATAATTTCATCGTCCGACCCGGTTACGCCCGCTATGGGCAGGATGGATCCCTGGAGTTCAAGAACCCTCAGGGCGGGTTTTCCCGACTTCCGCAGGGGCAGGACGCAGCGTGGTTTGCCGACCAGAAAAAGGCCTATGGGTGGCAGGCAGGGGAGCAGTTCGTCCCCCGCCAACCGCAGATGCCGAAGGTTCCCAAGCGTGATGGCGCAGCGTGGCAGGATGATAATGGCAACCCGATTGACCAGAAGAACCCGGCCAAAATCGCTCAAGATGTGATCGGCCAGCGCAAGGCCGCCCTGGGTGATGATGGCCCGGTGCTGGGGAACAATGGCCGCCCCATCATCGGGGCATTGCCACCGGTGCAGATGCGCCCGGGTGACAACGGAGCGGGTGGTGGTGTACGCAACATGCCGCCCAAGATTGACCCCAGGCAGCGTGGCGGGATTCTCCCCAACGCTGGCGATGAGCGGGCGGAAGCCAAGCTGAAGCTGGACATCTGGGAACGGGAGCAAGCCAAGAAGCGCGAGGCAAACCTGCCGCCCGGTGTGAAACCGGCGGACCCGAACAAGCCCCGTGACCCGGTTCTGCTCACCCCGCGCCAGATGCAAATCATCGGGGCCGCCGACATGGGTGGCCGGATGCCTGAGGGGGTGACCCCTGATGAGATAAAAGAGGCGCGCAAGGCCCGCGACAACGCCAACCGCATCAACCGCCAGCCCGGTCTGATCCGTGACCGGCCTATGGGGGACCCCGCTCCAGCCCCTGCCGAGCAAAACCAACCGCAGGCCAAGCCCAAACTGCCCGGGCCGGACAACAAGTTGGAGGACGCGCGTGGGTTCTTCAAAGGCATCGAGGGTGGCGATGTGCGCTGGGGCAAAGATGCGGTGGGCAATCCCCGGCTGAAATGGACCGACCCGCAGAGTGGCAGGGAGTTGACCCTGACCCCCGAGACCGTCAAGAACTACCTCGACCAGTTCCCGGAATTGCGTGGCAAGTTCAAGGCGCCAACCAACACCGCGGAACTCAACAAGCTCATTGAGGACCAGGAAAAACGCCAGGAACTGAAGAAGCAGGTGTGGTCCCGGACTGGGACACCACTCCGCTTCAGCCAGCAGGGACTTCAGAGTGCTGCCAAGGGCCTTGCCGGGGCCAATGTGTCCAAGGGTTCGATGGATGTGATGACCCGCTACCTGTCAGACCTCGCGGAACACGACCCGGACCGGTTGGGCAAGATGCTGACCACCAACAAGGTTCCCGAACGAGACCAGCACTACAAGTGGCTCGACAGCCTGGGGGAAGGCAGCGTTGACTTCCTGAAATACTTGGCGGGAGGCCGACCAGCAGTGGGTGGACCTGCGACCGGCAGCACTATGCCACCGGCTATCAGCAAGCTTTCCAAGTCTATCCTGACCAATCCAATGGCCTATCGTCGCAATCTGCGTGACCTGCACCATGAACTGATTGAGGCGGGCATGTACCAGCCGGGGACCCGCCCCATGTGGCCTGACCGTGAGCGCCTGATGGAGGTGGCGGGCAAGCTGAAGCATATGGGAAGGCACGGGGAGATGGATCAGTACCTTCAGGCTGTCCAGAAGGGGCAACCCATGGTGGACCTGGAGGAGCAATCCAGCCCGCAGGTGGCACCACCTCCCCAGCAGGCTGAAGAACCCGCCGAACCCTGCCACAACTGCTCGGGTGGCCTCAAGGAGCAGGTGGAGCGACTACAGGCGAGGGGCATCAAGCTGGCCATCCCCAAGGAGATGGACTGCAAGCCTTCAGCCAACCGATTGACCCCCACAATTCAGCCGATTCGGCCCATGGGACCTGCTCAGGTTCCGCTTATCGATGATTAGCCAGGTATAGCATCAGGCTTACTGGCAGACACGCTATGTAAACCTGTAAATACCTGCTTGCGTACCAATATCACCCGGCGTTTGACTTACGCCGGGTGATTCTGTTTATTGCCAACTGTTGTACCCGTATAGTCGGTCACTTTCGTACCGGCTTACTGATATCAACAGGTGGGCAACTCAATGACGACCGTCAAGGGAATACTGCCGCCCGGTGAGTATGTCACCCGTGAGGATGTCTTCGTCCTTGACCCCCACACTCTGCGAACTGAGGCGGGCGAGAAGATTCTCGATGTGACGGAGCGGATGCTCCAGAAGATCGCCTCCAACCAAAACAAGCGAACAACTGACACGGGTGACGCAACTCCCCTGGTGATCGGCCATACCCGTGACGGCGAGGACGAGCAGTCCCAGCCCGAGGTGGTCGGTTACGCCACCGGCTGGAAGGTCAAGAAGTTCTTCAAGACCGGCAAGCACGCCCTTTGCGCGACTTTCCACATCTTCAAGCGTTCAGTGGACAAGGTTCGCCAGTACCCACGCCGTTCGGTGGAACTGTGGGTGAACTCACTCACTATCGACCCGATTTCGCTGCTGGGTGCGACTACCCCCCAGCGTGACCTGGGACTTCTCAAGCTCTCGAAGGACGGGAGCGGGAGCAAGATCGTTGCCTCAATGGATGACTCAGGAGAACTCACTGTGGATGAAAACACGCAACAGATCGTCGACGCGGTGCTGGAGGCGATCAAAAGCACCGATGTCTGGCAGTTCATGGAAAACCAGATGAAGGAGCAGGGTGCCGAAGCGGAATCCGCTGGCGGTGCCGGTGACGATTCGCCCTTGGGCGGCGGCGCTCCTCCCGGTGGCGAGTACGACCCTTCCGGCGAGGCCGGAATGATGGACGCGCTTGCTGGCGGTGACGCTGGTGGCGTTCCTGGCCCTGATGACGAGGCCATGCAAATGTCGGCTGCCGGGGCACCCGGTGGTGGCAACACCTTCCCGCCCGGCATGGGTGGCATGGGTGGGGAGGAAGAGTACCCCAAGAAGTTCAGCAAGATCTCCTTCCAGCGGATCGCCCGCGAGAACCAGGAGATGAAGTCCACCCTCAACGGTCTGGTTCTTCGTTACCGGAGAGCGGAGCGCGAGAAGCAACTCATGGCCTTGGAGCATGAGGGCTACATGCTTGACCAAGCCGAGGAGATCGCCTTGTGCGAGACCCTCAATGACCAACAGTTCAACGCCCACCTGCAACGGGTGCGTTTGCGATACCAAAAGGCCCCAGTTGGCCAACTCCCGTACCTGGAGCATTCCGCCCAGGTGAACCGTGGACGCTCCCCGAACGATGTCCGTTCGGTCGTCGACACGGCGATCCAGATGGGTATCTCCTACGAGGAAGCCCTCAATCGTTCCAGTTCCGCCCGCACCACCTACTAAGGAGGGTTTATACCCATGCCTCTGAACAATCCCGCATTTCGCGCCGCCGGAAAGATCTACCCGAGCCGGTTCGTCACGATCGATGGTGGCACAATCGCTGACTTCACCGTCCTGCAAGCCAATGGTGGGGGTTCCCCGCTGATTGGTATCTGCCAAGACGGCAGCAAGTTGGTTCCAGGCGTTCAGGCCCGGACCACCGCTGACCTGTACGCCGCCGATGTCAATGACCCCATTCAGGTCTACGGCGAGACCGATGTTTGCTTGGTCTGGAACGGCAACGCCGACATCAAGGCCGGTGACCTGCTGACCGCTGACGCTGAAGGACGCGCCGTAAAGGCCGCCGATGGCGACTGGGTTGGAGCGATTGCCCTCGAGCATTGCAAAGCTTCCAACGCGGTCTACGGCAACCTCTGCCGGGTGCAGGTCAAATTCCTGAAGGGTGGAGGTGTCGCCGCTCCCGGAGTTGCCGGCGCCCCGACCGTCACCTTGGTGAATCCATCCGAGGTTTTCGCCAACAGCGGCGTGAAGGCCATCCAGATCCTGGGCACCAACTTCACCGCTGACGGCGATGTGCTGGTCGATGGCGAGTCAATGGCCGCCAAGGGCGAGTACCAATTCGTCGGTGCCACCGAAGTCCGCTTCGGTCTGGACACCAGCACCCTGACCTCCGGCGTTTTTGTTGCCGTCACCCTCAAGGCGGCCGGTGGCGAAGCCCCCTGCCAAGTCCAAGTCAAGTAATCCTAACCCATTAAGGAGTCTGACCCATGCCAAGCGCTTTTCCATCCGGCAGTAACACCTTTGTCCCGTCATTTGATGCGACAGGGGAACTGACTGTCGGCTTCGCAAAGAACAGTCGCGACTTTGCGATCAACAAGTACATCAGCGTGACGAATGTCAAGAAGACCGCTGGTTACTACTTGCAATTAAACACCGAGGCTGCGGCCCGTGTGACTGACCAACTGATCAACAGTGCAACATGGCACGATGGTCAGGATGCCCCGAGCGGTGAATGGGAACGCGAAGCATTCGAGTTCCGCCAGTACGCCACCCAACGCTACGCGTTCCCGTTCCGCATCGGCTACCGCGCTGCGGACCAGGCAGACTGGAAGATCGTCGCCAGCCACGCCGCAATGGCGGCCCAGCGCGCGATGACCAGCCGGGCCAGCCGGGTGGTTGATGTGTTGCAGGCTCCCGGGGCTTTCCCGGTCGGCAATGACATCACCTGCACTGCTAACCAGTCCCCCGAAGGTCAGACCCCCAGTCTGTTCCTCAACGGTGGTGACTCCGGTGACCTGAACCAAGGTACATCGAAAGGCCCAGCCCTGAAGCGTGCCCTGAACTGGGCCGCCCGCAAGGTGTTGCAGAACACCATGGGCGTGGTCAAGAAGGACGACCTGTCCATCGTGATCAACCCGAACGTGGCTGATGCGTTGTCTCGCTCGAAAGAGTTGCACACTTACCTGAAGGAGTCGCCAACCGCGCTTGCTCAGGTGCGTGGTGACAGCGAGAGCATCAACGGTGAGTATGGTCTTCCCGACAAGGTCTACGGGTACAAGATCATCATCGAGGACACCGTCAAGGTGTCTCAGAAGAAGCGGACCGGTCGCAACCAAGTGATCGACCCGTTGAACGTCCCGACCGAGGAGGGATTCATCCTCGGTGACAACCTGCTGATGCTTGCCCGCCCCGGCAAGCTCTCGGCAATCGAGGGACAGCAGAGTTTCTCCACCTGCCATATCTTCGCATATGAAGAGATGACCGTGGAGCAGAGGGACGACCCCGACAACCGCAGGATCTCCGGTCGCGTGGTCGAGGACTACGATGTCCAGATCATCGCCCCTGTGACGGGTTTTATCTTCCGCAACTGCATTGGAGGCTAACCCGCAATGGCATACGCCACCCCGGAAGAACTGCTGATCCGCTACGATGCCCGCCGCGTTGCCGACCTTGTGTCGGACACGGGGACGAGGACTACGGATCCGGCCAGCAGTCCGGTGGTGGCGGCGTGCCTTGAGGACGCTTCCGGTATGGTCGAGTCCGCCTGCCGCGTGGCTGGCAGGTACACGATCAACCAATTGGTCAACCTCCAGGGTCACACCAGGTTCCTGCTCACCAGGCTGGTGTGCGACCTCACCTATGGCTTGCTTGTCGCCCGCCGGGGTTATTCGGCAAATGACATGAACACGATGGCCCCTCAGTACAAGGGCGCCCTCGACATGCTTGAGCAGATCAAGCAGGGTGACCGGATATTCGACTATCCGGGGACCGACACGCACAATCCTGACGCGGGCTCCTCCTGTGGTTGCAGTTCATGCACCAGTGAGATTGATTACGGCAGCGGCCCCCTGATTTACGGGCCATGCGAGGCCAATGGCGCGAGTTGCTCCGGGTGCGCTAGTTGCGCCGGACGATCCGGATCTTCCGGACCTTCTGAACCTGTCTACACAGCGGCTGAGGCGGGTTACAAAGTTATCGGCATGAAGACCTACACCCAAGGGGTTCACACGGGGCTGGATCTGGTCGGCAGATCCCGCAGGCTTTGGGGCCAACGGAACATGACCTAAGGAGGGTCGATGGGATTACTCGACCTTCTGCGCCAGGTCACCCAACGGGTTTACCTGCCAAGCGTGGCCAAGGAACATGTTGTCGCCCCCTACGAAAAGGCGGAGGCGACCGCTTCGTACTCCCACACCTCGGGGTACATCGTTCTTCCTGTCGCCTACATGGAATCTGGTTCCTCCGGGAGCGGTTCTGGGGCGAAGGAGACTTCGGTAGCCATCCGTCTGCATCAGCCCATCACAGTCAAGTCTGTCAAGCACACGGGCAGTCGGCACGGCCTGTTGCCCGAGGTATTCGAGCCAAAACCTGGCCAGTATGTCCGTGATGACAAGTCGGTGGTCCTTGACGTTGCCCGGTCCATCTCGGCACCGGAGTTCGGTGCTGGTGAGCATCATGGCGCGGCCTTCGCGGTTGCGGGTAGCACCACCATCGTCTTGGGTGGTGACCTGCCCCCGGCCATGCTGACCGACCCGATTCCCAAAAACCTTTATGACGGGACCGTCACACCCGTGCCCGTGACTATGGCGGATTACACTCGGAGGGATGTCTGATGGCTATTCT